CAGTAAATTCTTCAATTGTTAATGGAGCAGCATAGATGTAGTCAAAAGCTGAAACTCCTTGAAGAGACATAAGGCCTATCTTTTGAGTTATAGTAAAAGGATCTTGATCAACAACTACAAAGGATTTGTTGTTAATAGAAACCCTAAGAGTTAAAACTTTGCCTGGTGTTGGCTGTCCTGCAGCAACAGTGGGAGTTGAATAGTTGGCACGAATATCTACCCTATACATTTTTCCGCCATTTATGTTTGTAACAATAGATCCGTCATCTTCTTTTTGCTGATCTGTCATCTTTACAGGCTTGCCATTTACAATTTTATAAAAATTAATATCCCTGTATGATTTATCTGCGTTACTATTTTGTGATGTAGCAATAGACAGAAAATATCCGCTTGTATTATTTGCATTTAATGAGAATGCAAGTCCAGAGATGGTTCTTTGTTCTCCCGTAGCACGACTATCGCTTGGCTTCTTCAAGAGAGGGAAGTACATGTTCGTACCTATAACAAAATTTTCTGTGGCCGATCCGTCTGTCTTAGCGTATTTTGGAGAAACAGTTTTTTCTGTTACAAGGCTGTATTTTGTATTTTGAATATATTCAGTTAGGTTTGCATCTAGTGCACTTGGCTTTGACTCAACAACTGGAGCAAATACGGTCATCATTGATCTAGGAACTGAGTAGAATAAATCATTATTCTTTCCCACCCCTTTGCCATCTGCGTCTTTAATTGAAACCTCTTTTAAGGTAAACACAGAGTTATCTGTAGTGTATGCTCCTGCTCCCCCTACTGTAGAATCCCACTTTCTTCCTTCCCACTCTGCCTGCAAAGATGCTATGTCAGCACTGTGGGTTAAAGATGTAAGATCATCGCTCTTAACAACATCAAAGGCATTTCTTTTTTTAATTCTATATTGACCTGTTGGCTTAAAGCTATTTGGCTTTGCAAGTGCTTGACTTGACTGTATATCCGAATCAGATGTGATCCATTTTTCAACAGTAGGCTGTCCAGCTATCGGTGGAGAAGGCTCATAAGTATACTGAATAGCATCGTATTCAATTATTTCTTTTCCTAAAACTAAATATCCAGTATAAGAATAAAGTGTTGCAGCAGCTGAAGTTATCTGAACAGGCGATAGCTTAATTACTCCAAGACTTGCACCTGGAGTTGTTGGCGGTGGACCTAAGTCCTCAATTAAGGCTGCGGCTCCTAGTTGAACTACTGGAGATGTGTAGACCTTGTCTCCATCTCCATCGTAATTAGATGTAGTTTGTGGACTGTAAAGAACTTTAATTGCCTTTACGCTTGGTATATTTTCAATTGCAATTGATGCTATGTTTGCAAGCTTGCCATCTGATGTGTTATTATATCTAAAAGATGCCACTGGAGTTTTTGTATTATCAAAAATATATCCTCTAGGGTAGAACTGTAAGATATCATTATTATCAAATACTGCAATCATCTGTGTATCTTTACATAAGTCTTGAACGTGTTGCCAGACCGTCTTTGAGGGATCGGTATACCAATAAAACGGGGTTACAATTGAATTGTCATTTGTAGCTAAATTAAACTTATAGTTTGTAAATCCAACTGAGTCTAGCAACCTTCTAATAATTGCAACTGATGACATATCCTTTGTTACAATATCAGGCGGTTTAATGTATTGAAGATCCCTAGCGCCATCTAGCGCATTTATTGAAATTTCTCCAAACTCGTCTACCTCATAGGAGTCCATATAAAAAACTCCAAGATTTATTTTTTCTGATTCGACTATGGTGAATGGTCTAATGATTACATTCTTATACATATTAATCTTTGCTTTATTAAAAGGAATATCTCTGTCATGGTAGGCATATGACCGATCATATGAATTTAAATTCATTCTTAATGAGTTTGCTGTAACATCACCTACTGGAACCAATCCATCTATTTGATCTGATGAGTTCTGAGATATATTAAATGACTCTAAGGATGCCGTAACATCTCTTACTAGTCTTGCTGATATTTCAATTATTCCTAGATACCCGCCTGAAGCATCAATAGAGTTAATCTGCAGCTTTAATCCGCTTAAATTTATTCCTTCAGATACCGTAGCAGGCTCTGTCTCTGACCAAGATGTTCCGTTATAGTATAAATTTACTACTCCAGAATCTGGGCAAGTTGTTCCAGTATATATTAATGACTCTGCTCCCGCCAAGTTAACTAGTTTAACAGTCCATGATGTTGGCTTAGAATGCGATGTTTCAAATTTAACAACAATCTTATTTGTAGCAGCAGTCTTATCTGCTGGGTAAGATACAGATAGAATACAGTTAGACAAAAGCATGCCTGCCGCTTTGGGAGTTACCCAATATTTATAGGCTGTTTTTGTGCTAGAAAAATAAAGTCTTTTGCTAAATTCTTTTGCAGAAGCATATGTGGCTGCGCTTCCAATGCCCGTAGTAGAAAGTGTTGAGGGTATGCTTGGGTCTCCCGAAATCATATACTGGATTCCAGCCTTCTTTGGGCGTCTTGGATCAATTATGCTTGTTATTGGAAATAGCTTTTCAAATGGTCTATAGGTGTATGTTCCGTCTTTAGAGGTCAGAGTTGCCGTTATAACGCCTTCTGGGGCTGTTACAGACGCTCCCAGGATCAAGTCGTTCATATTATACTCAAGGTGGCATCCATTGGTCACAGAGACGCTAACGGATTTATTTAATGCGTTTTTGACGGTATTTGATACTGATATCAATTTATACCTCTTCTAAAGATAAAGATACATCCCAAAACTCTTGCGGGACTGAGGCTGTAGTAGATTTAACATTTCTTTTAGATACAGTAAAACTACATGATGTAAAGGAGGCTAGGATAATTTCATCTCTTGCAGAAACTGCATTATAGGATATCTTAACCTTAAATGTTCCCTTACCTTTATTTAAATAGAATGCTCTTATATCTTCTGCACCCATTCCACCGTCCACGGTCATGGTGCTATATGTAGGGATATCTCCCCAAGAAGCGGATACTGTTTTTTTATCTGCAATCCATATTTTTCTCAATGAGCCATTTGACATTCTTTGAGTCTTTTCAATTCTGTCTACGTCTACCGACGCTGAGCCTCTATTATGCTCAGACAATTTTGTCCAAGTTGGGGTATTTGCGTCTGTGCCTGTGTCAAAATAAATTAATGATCCTACAGGAAGTGTCATTGGATAGCTCATGTTTTAATACTCACATTCATTGGGTTACCCTTCATTTTAGCATTTAACTTTGTATCTTGTCCAATGGCCTGCTTTGTCATTGATACCACTTGTCTTACAAATGCATCAGTATTCATACCTTCAGATGGGTATATGTTCTGTGTAAGATTAATTACGTTTCCGCCGCCTCTAGAATCGCTCATTGGCTCAAACATTTTGGCTGCTTGACCTACATCATATCTTGGAGATGCAAATGGTAGCTTAGCCATATTAGGGATAACCATTCCTCCAAACGCCATTTCTGGTCCACGGTCTCCAACAATTGTAGGAACCTTTGGATTAAGCTTCATGGTTCCATATCCAGCTTTTACTGCTTGAACATTAAGGCCTGCTGGTGAACCATCACCTGTTACTTTCCATTTTTTACCATTCTTATCTAAGAACTCAACACCAATCCAGGTAGAGCTTGGCCTTCCATTTTTAGTATTTGTTGTTTGTGTTGCACCTGCTGCGATTAAGGTAGATGGATGAACAATTGTAGCTCCTGCATAGGCTCCAGCAGTTGCTCCCAGAGTTGTAGGAACAGAACTAATCTTAGCGGTAGCCTTTGACGGACTCATGTCCATTTTCTTGCCATTAATATTAATGTCTCCTGTCATTGCGTCGACAGTAATTCCCTTTGAGGCTAAGCCTTTTGTAATAGCGCCTTCTACTCCGCCCATAAAACCTGCAGCCTGGTCTGTCACGCTTGGATTATTTACCCTAGGAGATCTCTTTAATTGCAACTTAGGCGTGACAATTGTTTCTGGTCTTGCTGTGTTTACGGTTCCAACTACACCTGCTGAAGCGGCTTGGCCTTCAGGTGTTTTTGCATATTCCTCTAGAGTCATTCCTAAAGCATAGGCATTAATTCTTAATGTAGTCATTGCTTGATTAACATCATTAATTTGTTGCGTCTGTGTTGCAATCTTTTTATTTAATGCACCTAAATTTTCTGCTGCAAGAGCTGCATTATCTGACATCTTTTCTTGTCCAGCGTTGATTGCTTTAATTTTAGCTTCAAGAGGAGCATTGGCCAATTTGTTTGCATCTTCAATTGCTTTCTTCTGTGAATTATATTGTAGGGTAGACTGAAGTCCTTCCATATCAAGGCTTGCCTGCTGAGCACCTGCTGTATTTCCAGTTGCAATTGCAGCATCGTATTCCGCCTGCTTTTTAGCAATCTCTCTGCCAATGTCACCCTCTTGCTTTGCTGCATCAAGGGCTTTTAGCCTTGCATCTGCTAGCTTGTTGTTTGCATCTATCTGACTTTGTAAACGCTTTAATTCGTTTTTAGTATCAATTTGTTTTTGAGCGCTTTGGCCTTTAGCCGCTTTCTCTAGAACATCTCTCTGATCTGTTAACTTTTTTAAAGCTTTATAATTTTCTTTTAATAGTCCTTCTTTGTTTGCTGAAGCAACCGATGCGGCAACTGAATCGGCAACCATAGACAAATTCCTTACTGCTTCGGCGCCTAGTTGTGAAAGATCTCCAGTAAAACCCTTTGCCCCAAGACTCATTTTTTCAAATAGGCTAACAACTGTATCCATAGGGTTAATAATTTTTCTAAGTTCTGGATTTTGTTTAATCATTTCTGCTCTAGTTCCTGCAGTAAGTACGGCCTTAGAAGACTCTAGTTTATTTAACTTTTTAAGCATTGCTTCTTGTGCTTGATACTCAGTTAATACTTTTGTGTTTCCGCTCTTGTCTGCTTTTGCAGCCTTCTTGCTTTTTTCAATCTCATCTATAATTCCAGCCTGTATAGCCATCAGACCAGTGTTGACTGCCTTTGCGCCTTCACGTCCATTATTTGCTGAAGCAGAAACATAATTGTTTATTGCAGATTCTGCTGCATCCTGGCCTGTTCTAATATTTTTAAATGCACGGTTGCCTACAGTAAATGCTCCAGCCTTTTCTGCCTGATCAGAAAGCTTAAACATTGCAAATATTTTTTTGCTTGCTTCATCCGCTGACATTCCAGCGGCCATCAATGCGGTCTTAATATCGATTGCTACCTGCGGAAGCTCTGATTCCTTAGATTGATTAATTAATTTAATTTGATCGGTATAGGTTTCCTTAACTTCTTTCTTAAGCTTTTTATACTCTTCAATTGTCATAGAAATAGGAAGCCCCGCATCTTGCATGCTTTCAAAAAGCATTTGGTTTCTTTCTCGTATGGCTTCTATATTTTTAACTGTATCAGCAAGCTTAGAGTTATAATCAGTAAACTTAAGTCCTGCCTTTTGAGCAGCTTCTGCTGTAAGGCCATAACGTGTTGCTCCAATTCTTAAATGCTCGTTATGGTCTCTCATTCTCTTAATGCCCAAAGCAATAGTTGTAGAAAGTCCTGCAACTACAAGATTTGCCCTAGTTGCCATTAATGCTACTCTTCCAAGCATTGGTGCAAGTTTAGAACCGCTAGCTGCTAGCTTGTCCGCTTGTAATGCTGCTTTACCCGCACCTGGAAGTGATTGTGCTAATGTATTTCCAAGTCCGCCCATTCTTGATGTTACTGGTCCAGTCTTTCTGTCAGAAACTGCACCTGAATATGTAAATCCTTCTGGCCTTTGCTTCCCGCCACCGCCGCCCATCATCATAAATGGAATAATTCCACCTAAAGTAGATAGTGCTGTTCCTCCCATTCCACCAATCTTACCGCCAAGAAGTTGTGCAACAAGTGCTGCAAGCATAGGGGCAATCATTCCGCCTATATTATATCCTTGAGCCATTGTCGATCTATTTGGAATAATACCTCCAGCGTTTCTAGGAACAAAAACTTCTGGGCCTTTTTCTCCCACAACGTATGGCTGTCCAGCATTAACTGGTCCGCCCATTTCTCTTTTTTCTAAACCAAATATAACTTTCTTTAAAGAGTCTGTAAGTGGTGTATCTTTTTTAGATTCCCAATTTAAAAATTTCTTTCTTAGTATGTCTTTATCAATTGGTGATAATTGAGATAAGACAGCTCTATCTCCTATAAGATCCGAAGCAGCAGATCTTATAACCGAATCCAATACTTCTGGCTCAAGAGCATTCTTTAAAGACCCCTGTGCATCTTTAACATAACCGTAAGGTTTTTCTTTTGCAAGAGCTGCAGCAAACTTATCATAGAATAACTTTTGAGTATTCTTTCTTAATCCCGTGCTAGCAAATAATGTTTCAGCCATCTTAATAGATAGAGAGTTTACACCCCATGGAGCAGACTCATACATACTAGGCTTAGGTGCTCCTGTTGGGCCAAACCCTGCGCCAATTCTATGCATTGCTCTACCCTTAAGAACATTACCAATCATTCCGCCAATATTAAATCCATTTTCTGCAGTTTTGAATGCGTTATCCGATAGGCTAACAGAATGACCCTTTTGTCTGCGCTTTAATTCATCTGCTGCAATCATTTTAGCAATAGCTGCTGGAGTCATTGTTTTTTCTGGAGACATCTTTAATGATGAATGAACTCCGTGCAAATCTCCATATGTTTGTCTTCTTGCGTCAGAGAGTCTTTGAATCATTGCATTATAAACAACCTTCTCTTCTGAGTTTAAATCGAATCTACTTATTGTTTGTTTTAGCTTAGGCAAAGCCTCATTAATCTCTTGAAGCATACGATCATTGTATTGATCTGCTGTCATACCCTTTGGAATACCTGCAGTTGACTCAGCAAAGAATTTCTTTGCTCCGCTTCCCTTTACTCCCATTAAGTTAACCATTGCTTGGTGTTTAAATGAAGGCATTGTTGCAGAGTAATCTCTTGGTCCAGAAGCTGCCCCAAACACACCTGCTGGTCCTACATCTGCAAGGATATTGCCTGATAGATTTCCTCTACCTAGATCTTTATCTCCACGCAATGCTGACGCTACTAGTTGTCTGAAGTATTGATCGGATGTAAACTTGCCATCTTGATTTGCTATAGCTGGATTATACTTTGACTCCAAGGCAAGAAGCGTTCTGGATCCCGTTGGATCTGTTGGGTCTCTCATCACAACAACTCTCTGGTTAGGAGTCTGTAGTCCATGTACGTCACGAGCAATCTCTGTTGCTCTTAATTCAGCAAGTGCCGCTTTCTCATCTAGTACTGGCTTAACAAAAACTTTATCTCCGCCCTTATTATAAATTCCACCGATTCCAGCAACAGGGAAACTTCTTCCCGATGTTGGCTCTAGTAATCCATCATAATCAGTTACTGGAGTCTTGCTAAATCTAGAATCTTTGACTGCTTGATTTGCCTTTTCCATTGCAGCTTTTGCTGCTCTTTGAGCCTCTACTTGCTTAATAGTTCTAGGCATTCCCAAGAACAGGGCTTTGCCGCCACGGAATAGTTTTTGTGCAAACTGTCCTGGTACCATTCCTCCAGCATTTAGCTTTCTACCTTTTTTAGATTTTAAGAAATCCATAAATACTTTTGTTATTCCGAAGTTATGCTTTAATCTTAAAGGAGCTTTAATAATTCTTTCTTCAGTTCCAGGACCAGTTCCTAAACCTAAAACTTTTCCTATTGTATCAATAGCCATTCGTCTTTCTGTTTCAGTTTGTGGTAATCTGTCTTCAAAAGGATTGTCGCTTCCTTGTGTTAGTCTTGAAAAAGTGTTTGTCCATTTATTTATTTCATCATTTCCTGCTTGTGCTTGACCAAAATTACCTTTAGTGCTTAATGTATTCTGTGCCATGACTCTGTCATGCTCTGTAGCATAGCCATGCGTGTTTGGAACCCACTTTTGAATTTTGTCATCCCATGCGGATCTACCAAATAATTCCATTTGTAATCTTTTAACTTCTCCTGCATTTGCAAATCCCATTTTTGTTAATGTGGAAAGCAAAGATGGTGATGGATGAACAGCTGAGTCTCTTTTAGCTACTGGAGTAGGCTGCATTTTTCCACTGCCACTTCTTAATGGTGCTTTTATAAGCCCTCCGCCTATTTTTTTATCTAGCTCTCTTGTTTGCTTTTCTTTTATTTCACGCATTCTGTCATCATTAATAGTATCTGTTTTAGGATCATAGGAATACTGTCTTGCTTCGTCGTATAGTTTTTTTGCAGTACGAACAGATTCAACTTCTGACATACCTAAGCTATTAAGGACTGCTGCATCATGCATAACATGTCTTACTTGATTATCTTCTAAAAAGTTTTTTGGAACATATAGCCTTGAAGCATATGCAGATGCCATTCTTATATTTCGCTCTGCTTGTGCTCTTATTTTGCCGCCATCAAATCTTCCCATGCCCGAGGTATTGCCTGGCCCGCCATTTAATTGAAGCATTAACCCTGGGTCACGTTGAGCAATATTTGCTGGAATAACCGCTTCTCCAGGAGTTAGAACAACTGGTACCGCTCCCCCAGCATTTCTAAATGTTGGGGTGCCCCCAAGTAGCTTACTAATTGTTGGCATATTTTGTTCTGTAGATTTTTTATTAATTACGAATGCGCCTGGTTCTGCTGTTGTGTGGTATGTGTCTGTGTTGCCTGTACCAGGAACAATGCCACCCCGAGCAAACTTAGGCTTTGTTGTTTGAATATTATATCCTGCGCCTGAAGTTCTTACTCCACCAAGTGCTCTTGCAATTCTATCTACAAGGGTTTTTGTTGAGCCTTTGTGGAACATTTCTTTCATATTTGACTTACCGCTGACTGGATCAACTACTGGTTGAGATGTAAGTGGTACTGTAGTTAAGTTTGCTGTTCTTCCCATTGACGTTGCGGTCATTGCTGTCGTTTCGGCAAGCATTGCCTCAACTGTTGCATTTAGCTGTATTACTTTTGCTCTTGCTTGATCTACTGTTATCTTGCTTGCCTGAAGCTGCTTAACAATTGCTTCGGTTTCTAATGCGGCCATTTGAGTAATTTCAGAAAATTGTGGTAGCAATGCTTGATATGAATCTGATAGTCCAGAGGTAATTGTGCCTGTTGCCATGACCTCAGCCTTTAATACTTTAATTTCTGCTTCCGATTGCATTGCAATTGCCGCTGTCATTGCATGCCACTTTGCTGCTTCTTGTGCAACAACACCTGTTGATATTCCATTTACAGATGTAACACCTGGAATCTTTGGAAGATCTTGATTCATGTAAGCCTGTGGATTTTTACCAATTCTAATATTTACTGGAGACGCTCCTGGCACTGTTCCAAATATAGTTCCTGGCTGTTGTGTCTGAGCTGGAATCATATGAGACATATCTCTTGTGTATGCTTCGCCAACTAGTGGGTTATTCTTATCAACATACCTTTGTCCGCCTGGAGTTCCAGCTGCAATTACTCCGCCTGCAAGTGTTGAGATTCCTGGCTGTACTGCAACCTTTGCAGAGTTAGCCTTTATTTCAAGAGTATCAAATGATGCGGCAAGAGTATTTATTGCATTTGTTAATACAACAGTTGCTTCTGTATCCGAGTAGAATGATGTAGCAAGACCTTTAGCTGCAGCATCTGCTGCCATAATTTCTGGAGTAAGTAATTTAAATCCTTGTCCGCCTTTTACTAGCTGTCTTAGGTGAAATATTCCCTTGATGACATATCCAATAAAGTTGCCCATAACACCAGCCAACATAATAATTGGTCCAGATACTGCGGTTATTCCTCCTAGTACATTTAGGAATGTCTTTACTGGCTGTGGAAGCTTCTGGAAGAACTTAATAATTCCATCTACCACTTCCAAAACCTTTGTGCTAATTGTTAAAAATTGATTTCCTACTGATGCAAGATCTGCTTGAACTGAAGCAAGAGCTCTCTTAAATTTACCAGATGCTGACTCTGTCAACATACCTAATTCTCGGGCTGAAATATTTGCAAGATCCGTTGCGCTTGACTTCATCAAATCCATTACCTGAAGCGTCTGGGATCCTTCTTTTCCTAAGTTTGCAAATAGAGCGGACATTCTTGCATACTGGAATTTACCGAATAGCTGCTCAATTGCTCTTGATTTGCTTAGTGGGTCTAAGTTGTCTAGGGCTGATTGAAGATCCATAATTGTCGCAGTTAGGTTGCCTGCGTTAGATGTTACAATCTGATCAATATCTATTCCAAAGCCATTAAACATTTCTTTAGCAACCTTTGTTGGGTTGATAAGAGAAGCCATTGCTGACTTAATTGCGTTAGCACCTTCTGATGCGTTTACTCCGCCTTCTTTCATTGCAGTTAAATACAATGCTAAATCTTTTACGTCTCCTCCAAGAGACTTTACGACTGGGCCTGCTTTAGGAATTGCTTCAACTAAATCTGCTAGGCTTGTTGAGGTTTGGTTTTCAACTGCGTTAAGGAAGTCAATAGACTGTGTAAGTTCTTCAGTGCTTGACTTAAATGCATTCTGAATAGCAAGAGTTGCCTTCATGGCCTCTTGTCTATCTACTTCTCCAAGGATCGCAAGTCTAGAAGTTTCTTTTGTTGCTTCAAGTAGTGCTTGTCCCTGTTGTCCAGTTGCAGCTAAATCTGCGGCAAGTCCGATTGTATCTTTATATGCAATGCCGTATGCTCCCGCAATTTCTCTTGCTGTTTCTGAAACATCTTTTCTTACTTTTGCAAGCTCTACTGCAGATACTGAAGATAGCCCACCGTAAACCTTTTGCAGTCTGACTAACTCTTGATCAGCTTCTCTAAAAGCTTTTTGTGCAGCCATACCGAATGCTGCTAGTGGTACGGTTAATCCTACTGTTAACTGACGACCTGCCCACTGAGTATTCTTACCCCAGTTAATAAGACTCGTTGCTCCATCATTCATCACTTTGTTCATGATGGCAAGCTCTTGTCTTGCTATTGCTGTCTTATTCTTTACTTCGTCTAGACCCTTTGCAACCATTACGTTATACTGCATCAAGCCCTGTGCGTTTTTACCTACAGGTTGAATAATTGCTTGCTCAAGCATTACTTGCTGTTTTGCAAGGTCTCTAACTAGATTGCTAGTCCTCTTTGTATGCCCGCTCCATGTGTTGTAGTAGTCATTTAGCTTTAGTCTGCCTCTGTCTAAATTTTTGCCAAACTTTTCTACATCTGAAGTGAGGGATACGAAGTGTTGCGAGAACTGGCCTGTTGATGTAAGCGTTGTTGCAAACGCCTTATTCATTACTGCAATTTGATTTGCAAGCTTAGCGTTAGTTCCCGCTGTAACTTCTTGTAACTTTAAGAGTTGGGCAGTAGTCGCAGCCAGTTGGGTTCTTAAGCCCGTAAAGTCTGCGTTGGCGGTAATATTGGTGGTGATTAAATTATCTGCCATATGTATATGTTACTCTATAGAGTATCCTAATCCTGCTCCAATGCCGAATCCAGCTTCGCTGGCAAATGCTCCTTGTAGTCCAACAATATCATCTGCTGATGCGTTGATTCCAAGTGCTTTTCTTCTAACATCTTCGAAAGACGACTCCTCCTTATTTTGGTTACTGCTTTCATTTAACTCAACACCTTGAATCGAAGCTAAGAACTTTCTTTTCTCTGATTCCGTTTTTTGCATTGACTTAAAAGTCTGGACCATCTCTGGCATTGAAAGATTATCTTCTAGTTCTTCGTAATTTTTCCAATTACCTAAAAGAAATACTTCCCCTTCTAAAGCGGCTAGATCTAGTTCTGACCAGCCAGTACTGCTGCCGCTAGTAGGTTTGGGTCGTCCATCTTAATTCCTCCGCAGATCTCAAGAATGCGGTTGATTGTTGGAACGTCAAGTGTATCTTCAAATGCGTCTTTATCCTTTACGAGCTCAGGCAATTGCTTTTCTAGGGCTACTGCACATGCTTCGATAAGAATCGTGAGTGTTTCGTCTTCTGATGTTACTTCTTGTGTCTTCTGAATGACTTTCATAAACTTGCGAAGCTCTTTAATTGTTAAAGGCTTAAGTTTAACTGTTGCGCCATTTTGTAGCTGAATTTCTTCAACATCGTATACTGTTGTTGCCATTTAATCCTCCTCGGATCTAGTCTTAATTATTGTATCATATTGACAATATAAGGGCAATAAAAAACCCCCCAATTGCTTGAGGGGAATTTTATTAATTAATTAATATTAATTATAGCCAGGTGCGGTCTACGATTGTACCGTATTCTGCGCCTGCGTCTGCTGATGCTCCTGATGGAAGCAAACGGAATGTTACTGGGAATGTTGATGCTGCGTTACGAGCCAAAGAGAACTGTGACTGTTGTACAGAAAGAACACGACGAGCATAATATACACGCTCTGTCTTTGATGATGCTGCAGTTGTTGGAGCTTGTCCGACTGCAACTAATTGACGCTCAACTGGAGCTTCTCCTAGTGCACCTGCTGCAAGACCTAGCTTCTTACCTGATTCAGTAAGAGTTGCTGCTGATTGTCCGAATACGCCAAGAACGTTCTCAAGAGTACCTTCTGCGAATTCTGTTGCAATCATAACTTCCATTGTCTCCTTGAATAGCTTTGCTGAGTCAAGAAGCTGATCTACTGTTACTGAACCGTATGATGGGTTGTAAGTAATTTGAAGACCGTTATTTGTGTAACCTACGTTACGGTATGCAGCTCCTGTAGTTGCTGATGCTGCTCCTGATGCGTCTACGTCTACTCCGTTAAGAGTTGTGATGTATGACTCACCTGCTACATAACCGACTACTGGTGTTCCAGAGCCTGCTGTACCGTTCTTAAATGCTGGAACTGTCTTGTTGCGTCCAGTTGCACCTGATACTGCTGTGCCTGGAATCAAGTTTTCTACGTATCCTGATGTAGTAGAATCTTCTACTGACAAGAATAGTGGTGACGCACCAACAAGAATATTTCTAGCATTACCTGTGTTTTGTGCCATGTTGTAAAACCTCCATTAAATAAATATATATATATTGACTTGCTGTAAATCAAGCTGGCTAGGCTCATTTCCTCTTAGTCCAATTTTACTGGATTACCCCTTTAAAAGCAACTAGGCGAATCTTCCCAGCCTATCTGTAACTCTAGAGTACTTGACTTCCAGGATTACGTCAGTTGATAGGAACCCCTGAAGTTCTTGGGATGGTTCAATTGGAGATGTTTCCGAAATATAAATGCTGTGGAAAATTAGATTATTGCTAGTCTTTGATATATTGACATCATTTGCCGATTCGTCCATTCTTCTAAATAGGTCGGTCATGAGGTTTCTCATCTCATATAACTCTGTAACATCTGTTGAATATAGGGTAAATAAAACCTTCTCACAGCATATGAGCCAGTTTTCTTCGTATGACATTCCGATCTTATCATATACGATATGCTTCTTGCCATTTAGGAATTGATCCATCTCTGGCAATTGTTGAACTGGGACAATAGGAACTATCTCAGACCCTAAGTTATCTGAGTAGTAGTCATCTGGATCAAATAGGCCAGTCAGCTTTAGTTGTGCCCACAAAAACTTGCGAAGCTCAAACATTGCATCTATCTTGTAATCTGCTGTCATAGTGACCCTCCAAATGATGAGCTTAATGCTGCATCTGCCTGCATTCTTATTTTACCAGCACTAAAGCTATACTGCACCTTTTTAATATTAATTGGAACGCTTAAAGCCCTTGTGATCTTAGAATTAAATATCCTTTGAAAACCAGAAGATTTTATTGAAGAGTTTACTAGTTGCCCGCCAAAGAATCTCCCATACGTAAGTGCAAATTGATTTGTTGCAGCCTTACCTCCAGGCCTCTTAACGGTCACAGAGGTACCTTTAGGCATAAAGACTGTTGAGCCATCTAATTCAAATACTAAGCGCTCTGCGGACTTTGGACGAATTACTATGGGCATTCCTTCTTCCATTACAGAAGCCTTGTTTGCAAATACATATTTTCTCTTTTGTTTTTTATTTTTAGATGGCACGGCTGATTTAGATAATTTAAAATTACGGCCTATTCTAAATGAAAGTCCGCCTGTGTCTATTAAATATAAATCAAATAATCTAAATGCAGGATTTCCAGTCTTGTTCCATTCATATACATGGTGCAGGCTTCTGGGCTTTGTTCTTGCTTGGGCATCCACATATTGGCCAAAGTCTTTTTCTATTTGATTGAATATCGTTGTTTTAAATAAATTCTTAAACTCAGCATTAGATGTTAACTTAGAAAGAACCGCTGCTTCATAATACAAGAATGCAGATATCTGTGCTACTGTGCTATCTCTTATTACTCCTGGAGCTGACCCTGCCATTAATCTTTCTAGACCACTGGCGGTTTGTAATAGTGCTACGCTACTGTCCAATTACCTGGTTCTCCGATCTTTTAACGGTTGTATTGTAACCAATAATTCCGCCCATCGGTTCTGTAATTGGAGTAACTCCCATTACTTCAAATACTGTTGGCGTGTTGCTTGGAAAGTTAATCTCTTCCCAAATAACAGTTCCGTCTAAATTTCTAATGTTTGTAACCTTTTCGTTAAATACTAACTTGGATGTAGTTCTTATTTGAATCATCTGCTCATTAACATATTTGTTTGAAAAGGTCTGCTTGTCTCCAGATCTATTGGCTGTAGAATTACTAATAGTTCCTTTTGCACTGCATGCAATAGTTCTATTAAATTGCCACTCTTTCTTTAAAGATCCAGTCGCTGGGTCCTGTGTTTCAAATTGCCTATATATATCAATAAGCATTGGAAGAACGGAGTCGACAAGATCATACATTAGATAAGGACCATTTGAGATATAACATGTGGAGCAAGCAATTGATCTGCATATAGATTACCTGTTCCTGTTGACGCTGATCTGTTATATTCAAAACTCCAGTCAAATGTCTTAATAGACTTAATGTACTTGTTTCTCCAGACCTTGTCCTTTGAGAAATAGTCTTTCATTAGTTCAACTGTTGCCATCTGTACTTGAGCAGGAACTAGGTCCCATCCAAATTCGCCAACAATCTTGTACTTAACATTCTTAGAAAAGACTCCATTGTATGTGTCATTAATTGTTGGAGGAACTAGACCGTTTGCGACATATACTGAATTGTCTAAAAGGTTTACTCTATTAACTCTTATTCCAAAACCTGTCTCTGAAACGATTGGGTCATATAGCCAGTTATTTACCTTTGGAGTAGATAGATTATCCACTAACAAGATATCATTAGAATAGATTTGATAAATCCGATTTAACTTAGATGATAATGGAAGGGTATCTGATTCGTCTCCGTAGATAATCTTAGTATCTGGATATAAGTAGAACTCTTGTCCTGTGTAGTCTTCAACTATCTTTCTTGCATATCGTTCAGCCATCTGAAGATCTGCGTATGTCTTATAGTTAGGATCACTTGGATCCGACCCAAAGTTCAATTCATCTATTTGCTCATTGATAGAAATATATGGAGTTACAACATTTACATAAGTTGTATGAGTTCCTATCTTTGATGGAGCTATGGTGTATTCCCAGACAAGTTTTAGTTTTCTGGGATACCCTGAATAAGAAAATGGAAGCACGACTTGATATGTGCCGACATCTGTTTCAACAGCTGTTCCAGTTAAGGTAAGTAATAAATTGGTAGAAGATATAACGTTGGCAGGGTTTTGAGTAATGTCATAAACCTTTGCGGTTACGTTGCCTGTAGGTGATGCTAATTCACCCTCCCAGTAGATCTTCGTTCTGATTGGTGAATTGCTGTTTACATATATCTCTGCCATTTTATAAGCTTAGATTAGTTGTAATACTCCTGAACTTCCTTTGGAGTTGCTAATCTAAAGCCCTCCTCCTTATCAAAAATTTCTTGAGCATTTTCTTCTGTCATTGCAATAAAAGGGTGCTCTTTTGTAAATGTAAATCCAATGATATCGTATCTGAAGTTATCTCTAGTCATTCTAACTAGAACTGTATCTTCTGGCTGAGCATCTAGGTTAAATCTAGGAAGAATCTCTTCTGCGTCTTCGTTAAATTCATCTGTTGCGTCTTCCATATCTTTAATAGTTTTTTGATAAACAGACCAAGTGACTCCCTCTTCCGCAAGGGCGGCTACGATATCTGTCTTACTTTTAATACCATCAGTATCAACTGCAAAGTCCTCTGCAATTTTTCTGAGTTCTGCGACCTTCAATGTCTCAAATGACATATATTTCTCCTTTGTTAGGTTCTTCAATTATAGCATTGATAAATTAAAATGAAAAGCCCCTAAAATTAATTAGGGGCCTTTCGAGGGTTTTATCTTAAATTAATTAAGAAGCAACCTTAACGTTCTTTACAACTACCCAAGCGTCTGCCTGCTCGATTTGAACGCCAACACGAGTATACATTGTGTACTCAATTGTGTCCTTACGTGGCTGGAAGAAACGGTAAACGGTTACATCACGCTTGATACCAATAACTACGTTATTTGGGAATGTCAAGTGGATATCTCCATGTGAACCTGTTGGTGTTGCGTATGTACCAGTCTGTGTCTCATTAAGTAGTGGAACTTCAACAATCGGAATACCGAATGCGAATGGTGCCACATATCCTGCTGGTCCACCTAGTGGTGCAACTCCACCACGGATTACGCTTGAAGCGATATCTTGTGGAATTGTTTGGTTTGTTCCAATGCTGTTAGCATATAGGAAATCCTGAATCAAGTTTGATCCAGCAAGGAAGCGAAGGTCTCCACGACGTTGCTTGTACTTACGTGGCATAGCCTTAAGTGCCTTGTTGAATACTTCACGTGATACTGCGGCTCCTGCTGCGTCTACGACACGGCCATTTGCCTTTGCCTTCTTTACAACGCCATCGAATGACTTGTAAAGAGCGTCTCCTGTTAGAGATGTGTCACCGTTAAGAAGAACATCTTCGATGTCATTTCCTGCTTGTGTCGCCATCAAACGTGCAATGTGATCTTCTAGATCTGCACCTTCGATGTTATCTTCTAGAGACTCTGTTGAAAGCTCCCAGTCCATGCGGAGTTTCTTTGTTGTTAAAGAGATTTTTGAGAAAGTTACACCACTGTTTATTGCGGTGTTGTCTGCCTCTGATGCAAGCTTCATAAGCTTCTCACCAACGGACATACGGTCAATCTCGGCTGTGTCTGACTTCATACGAACTGTACGTGCGACCTTACCGATAACGGTTGCGTCGAACATATAATCAAGGAAGCGAGCAGACTGTTCTGGGTTAAGAAGTCCACCGTTGCCTAGTTCAGACCCTACGTGTACTCCTGTTCCACCAGTTGTTGAACCGAATCCTGTTGATACCTGAGTACCAGCTGCTACGGCCTTTTCTAATGTTTCATTGCTCATTTTTATACCTACCTTAGTTGAATATTTCGTTTACGGAACCGAGGAAAGAACCGTTCCATTTAGATTTTTTGATTGTTGTTGCTTCTTCAAATCGGCCAAGATCTGAAGACTTCTTAATTGCAGTCTCTGATTCTACTGCGTCGACACGCTTTTGTACACCATCAATCGTGCTCTTGATGTTATTTACAGCGCTTGAAAGTGCTGTGTGTTGTTCTGCCAACTCTGAAATTCTAGCATCTACGCTCTTGCTGAAAGCTTCAACAGTCGATTGGATTGTTGTTACTTGTGCTGCATTTGCTTCAGATGCCTTGTTTAGAGTTTCTGAGAAAAAGCCTTTTAGATCGCCTAACATCTTCGCAAAATCAGGTTCATCAACCTTATCTTCTGATACTTCGGCTGCTTTTTCCAGAGTCTCGGCAGGAACGTCTTCTGCTACTGCTTCTGCAGGAGCTTCAGCTGGAGCTGCATCATCTGCAACTACTGCTGTATCTTCAACGGCTGTTTCTTCTGCTACTGCTTCGGCTGGTGCCTCTGCTGCAACATCTTCGACAACTACGTTTTCTGTATTATCTGACATTTCATTACCTCCTTCTGCGTTTGCCTGTTTTGCAATTGTTTGTGTTTCAGGCAACGTAAATCTTGAATGCTTATATGCATCAAGAATCTTGTCTATCTCTTTTGCTTTATTAACGTCTGAGCTTTCAACCCATCCTATTAATTCCGCTGGCTTTCCAGATACTGGAGAGTCGTATGTTTTATCTGTTGAGATAAAAACAGAATCACTGTCTTCACAGTAAAATATGTTTTCAGTTACTACGCCTACTGCAATTCCCTTAGCAATGTATTGTCCATTTACTTTCTGAATAGAAAGAATGTTACAAAGTTCATTTGCTGGTGAATCAACAATAGAAAGCTCAATTAGTTCATAGTTCTTAATAAATCTTACGGTCTTACCATTCGCCTTGTTTACTTCGTTATCTGATTCAAGAATCTTTCCGCCGATTGAAAATCCAGATAGTGTTCCGTCTAGAACCTTCTCCCAAGTATCTTGAGCACCCTTTGAAATGTATGCATCAACATATACTCCATTGAAGAACTCTTTTGACTTTGGGTCGTAGAAAGTTTCTGGCTTAAAAGAAACCATCTTTCCTACTGCATTTGATCCATGCATCTCACGAATGTTTCCACGGAAATTTTCGAATGCCTTGAGGCTTGATTCCGCTGTTACAACATCTCCAGTTTGATCGATATTGTCTAGCGTAGCGAATCCAGAAACAGTTCTTTTTTCACGGTTAACCTTAGTAAAAGGCACCGACAGATTAATAACGTTGCCGTCACTGGTCCATAAAGACTTTTCAATGTTCATATGCTTAATTTTATAGTGTTATAGACTATAAAGCAAATAACAGTTGAGTGGACTTAGTCGACCTGTCTTCCGTCGCCTTTGGCATTTCGTCCTTCTCCGACTTTATCAGAAGAACCTGCAGACCTTTCGGAATCTCGGGCCCTGGTTTTCCCAGCGGTTGCCCTTTGGTCAGCGGCTTGCTGTGGCTTTAAATCAACCATTTCATCTCCGCCATCTACAGGGATCATACCCTTTCTAATTCTAACTTCGTTTGGAGTAATTACCTGCATTCTTAAATATCTTTCATCTATTTGAGATTGGGTATCCTCATCCGTTAAAGTTAATTCATTAAACTTTAAAGTTAGGGCATCTGTCTTTTCGTCAAATATTGCATTAATTTTTTTCTCTAATATCATTTGAGCTGGTCGGCAAACCTGCTCTTTAAATGTTTTATCGGCATCTCGGGCTACCGCTAAATTAACTCCCTCTGGGGTTCCTATTTTATTAATTGGAACACGGTGGGCCAATAGGATTTCGTCTCTATTTGATTTACGATATTTCTCAAATGAGCCTTCCTGATTTCCTGCTTCAATAGGCTCCATTTTAAATTCAACCTTTGAGTCTGGGCTATCTGCTGGAAGTGGAACATATAGAGATCTGTGATTCTTCCCCTTTAATCCTACTTGAAAAAATTCAAGCAATTTACGCTCTGACTCTGGAGAAAGCTTTGCTCCCTTTACTGTAATGATATATCTTGGGACCGCCTTGTTTTCAAAGTAGTCTAGGTTATAACGGCCAGATAATTCATTTCCAGCAAGGGCTACCTGTGCTGCAATAATATCTGGAATACCGTAGTAGTTGTTCATTGGTGTATATTTCTTTAAATGAATAATTTCATTTGGGCGATCTTCTTGACCAGCGATTGGGTTCTCTACTTCATTGTCTCCGAAGTTACTAAAGTATACTGCCTTGCCGTATAGTAGTTGAACAAAGCCATCTCTTAGTCTACGAACACGCATTGTCTTTGCTGGGATATGACCGATATACCCTATGTCTCCGCCTGTTGTTCTTCCTATTTCAATATAGCCATTTCCTGTTGCTTCTAGGTCTGTATAAACCTTAATCAGGGTCTGGGTAAATGTATCTTCATCGTTGGTTGTATCTAGCCAAGCGTGTACATCTTGGCGTAGCTTGTTTAACTTTCTACGGGCTCTTTCTAATTGCTTATCATCTGTAATAGAGTCAAAGGCATCGTTTGTTTTCTTTGTCTCAACAAAGTCATATCCTAGGCCAACAATGTTGGCAACCTTTGCATTAATTGCTGCATAGTTATATGTTGAAATTTCATATATCTTTGAAAGGTATTCTTGATTGTATGGAGGCTCAATAAGATCGAACATTGCATAGCCAGTTATGGCTTGTGCAAGTAGATTTTGTTGTGTTCCTGTTTCATCTATGCCAGTAAAAGACTTTGAGAATTCTCTATTAATTCTGCGCTTAAATGATGAGCCTAAGCCTCTAAACTTCTTTAGGTCTTCTAGGCCTACTGCAAATGGGTCATTATTCTTTTCGTCTTTTTTAAAAGAAAACCAATCTGCTGTATTTGATATGTCGATAATGTTTTCTGAGTTATCTTCACCAAGAAATTCTACTGTCATCTTAAACCACCTAGTTTCTTCATTTCGTCTTTATAGTTTCCTATATCGTATGGATCTGGAACTAATCCCCAGTCGAGTCTTTGCTTTTGATGCTGGAACTCTTCATCGTCAATCTTCCTTCTAGCGGAAAGAAATTTAGGCCCGCCTTCGTATACGCCGAACGAGCGAACTTCTCTAGCCAAAGCATCGATGTTGGATCTATTACCTTTTTTGGACGTGATCGAAAGAAAGTTCCCATCATCGTCTCCAATCCATCTGCCATCTGGCATTTCCCAGACATATATGCCCAGAATCGATTCTTCTTCATTAATGTTATATCTAGCTTTGCTCATATCCATAGACATAAATCATACCATTATTTCGTGCTAAAGTCTAGAGTTTGTACATCAGATGGACAAAACTATATGGTAACTGACTCTGGCTCTACCACGGTTATAAAGAATGGGGTCGAATCGTCACCTAAAGATGACTCTACTATAGAAAAGGATGTGTCATTTATTTGATTAATTGTATTCCCAGTATATAGCAGGTAATGGTTTAATATCCGATTTACGGACAAGGTGCTCTCATATACGGCTACATTGTTATACATATGGCCCAGCCCAGACTTGGAGTCATTCTGATTTTGATTAAATTTTATGTTGGTGTCTGTTGATGTTAGATTTATTACAATATGGTGTGGGGTATCTACTACTAGGAAGTTCCAGACATTTGTATCCGCCGTCCTATCTATGCCATTGACATAAATTGAGGAGATCCCTGTCTTTGTTATTAGCCCCGTATTATCCCACTCGTACTTTTTAGTAGCTCCTGAAAATAAGACATTCTGATTATACTGTGGGGTGTATATCATCTCTATGCAAGAAACGGCGGGAATAGAATTCAATGAGAATCCATGTCCGTCATACATAACAAGCCCATTGTATTTATTATAAGAAAGGGTCTTGCTATTAACCTTGGGTAGAGAGTAGTCATATGCAGAGGATACATAATATCCCGAGTTGTCGCTATAAAAGTTCTTTCCAGTATAGAAGGCTATTTCTAGGGATCTAAGAATTGGAAGATATTTACTTGTATCTGCAGAGGATAGAGTTATCCTTAAATAAACTATCTCTGAAAATTGATTATCGTTCTTATTGATATAAGGAAGAGGACTTCCATTCTTGCATGTCCGCCAAGTAATATTATCGATGCTGGCCTCTACAAGAATTCCAGTTACATCATTGCTCCAGTGGATCTGGGATGTATCGATATTTAAATAGCTTGGGACAATGAAGTAGTCAGTAAATGTAAATGATGCCGTTGCTGAAGTTTCTGTTTCTGGTATATAGATAAATGAATTGTCATCAGATATTGAGATTCCTCCCGTTGCCACCTCGTACCATGTCTTTGATGTTGGGTATGAGTATATAAACTTAGGTCTAATTGATTCCGTGTTCATGCTAAATAGGTACCCATTATCTGCTGCCACAATTTGAGATATATTTACTTCTTGAGTTCCCTCAGAGTAATGATTTAATATCTGAGTTCCAGATAGTGCATATCTATAAAATGCAACACAGTCTACTACAACTCTTCCAGATGCTGGTCCACTTTGAAAAGCAACTAACTCATTAGAAAACTTATATGAGTCTATCTCTAATGCATCAGCAATTAATCCGTTTATATATAGCGACAAAATATTGCTTTGAAATATGGCAACTATATATACTACTTCAGAATTTGATACTGTAGCCTGAACTTGATTAGCCCCGACTTTAAATATAATATTACCATTCTGATAAAATATTCCAATGTTATTAGTGACATCTCCAACTATTGTTGTGCTTGTGCTATAACCTGGAAGTGCACACCATGCCTCTATAGAAAAAGAATTATCTTTATAGTATTTTGTTGCAATTCCTTTAGGGCTATAATTAATTACTGTTGATGTCAAAAGCTCAGTTCCTCTTACGGATCCTGTCACTAAAGGCATTATCTCTTTTGTGGATGCAAAGGAAGCGGTACCATTATTTAAACTACCTGAGTAGTCATATATCTCTAGACCGCTTATTTGTCCGTATGTGATACCGCTATCTTTTAAAGCCTGGTATGTTGCATATTGAGATAACAGCTCGGTGTATGTGTCAGTAGCACCTGACTGCACTTCATCTAATAAATAAAATGAGTTTGGAAAGTCGTTTAAGACTCTATTTTTATATGACATTCCATCCTCCTCTTTTAATTAAAGTGCTGCTATTTGTGTTTGCTTTTCAGCAATTAATGTAGTTAAAGTTGAAACAGCTGTTTCATCTGGGTCTGACTTTGCATTTTCTGCGATAAGTCTTACTTCAAGTGTATACATCTGATACTCTAGATTTCTAATTTCTGCTTGAGCAATTGCTGCTTTCTCATCATTTGTTAGAACTGTATATGTTGGCATTTTATTCTCCTTCTTCTATTTTTATTCTTTCAGACTCAATGGCTTGAATCTTTTGATCTATTGACTCTATGCTGAGGTTTATTTCAGCAAGCTCCTCCTGAGTTAAGTCAGGAGTAATCCTATCATTCAACATAATTCTTTCAGCACCTTTTGATTTTAGGTAACCATCTATAATAAAAATCTTTTCTTCTTTAGATATCATATCATATTCCTTAGAGTGACCATGGTGACCACGGTCCATCGACAAACGCATTAGTAACTGTGTTATATCCGTATATCCTAAATCTTAAATATCTAGGGCTTGAGGTTGCAGGAATATCTCCAGCATGAGTACCAACAATATAGTTCCAAACTGATCCCAGTCCTGAAGTAGAGATATAGCTGGTATTATAACTTTTTGTATTTCCAGATGAGATGTTGCCAGTAGACGCATTGTTTCCAACTTCCCATTCTATTCCATAAGGATCGAATGGACCTGAAAATGATGGGTTGTCCATTCCCCATTTAACTGTTGTTCCGCTTCGATAAAATGTTGGCCTTGTTGGTGTCCCAAAGTTTATTGTTGGTGATTGAGTAGTCGTTGCAGATGTAGAGCCAGGGGAACCAAACCCGTATATATTCTTGTAAGCAGTTACTGTTGCGTAATATGTAGTTGATGCAGACAGCCCAGTAACACCACGTGATGTGTCTGTAATTCCAGACGTATTTAATATATTGCTACCGCCAGGTGACGTACCTACTGAGACCGCATAAGAATCAGCGCCAGCTGTTGCACCCCAAGATATTAAAAATGAAGATGCAGTAATACTGCTTATAGATACAGAGGGAGTGCCTGGAGCGGTTACAGGAACTGTGCCTGATGCCTTATACCCTCCATACGGTGTCCAAACATTGTTGTCTCCAGATGCTGATATATAAAAATAATAAGTATTTCCTTCTCCATATGATCCATTGTAGCTGGCAGAAGTTCCTGTCCATTCTGGGGCATCGTAAGATACGGCTGGATCTAAAGATATGCTAGATCCTTGTGCCCAATATACTCTGTACTTAGTTGCATTTGTTGCTCCGCTCCAAGATACGGATAGGTTAGTGCTAGATACGCTGGCGTTAGCAGATGTAGGAGAAGTTGCATTAGGTTGGACAAGATTTCCTGATCCTGTTCCATAATCGCTTCGTGTTGCTGGTGCTGCTATAGTTGATGTTACTGATGCTCCGTAGCCTTGAACATTTCCTGATGATCTAGGATATATGGTAAAGTTTCTGGCATTGTCGTCAGGTGGAGTATATGGATAGGTTGTTGTGTTACCCACATTTCCAAAAAACCCTCCGTTAACGTAAAGATCATAAGATGTTGCCCCAGTTGCTGCTGTCCAACTTAAAGAAATCCTCCTATTTGTATTTACCGCTCTTACTGAAAATGATGCATTTCCTGCAGTTCCAGTTCCACTAAATATTCTGTTTCCTAAATCTACTGAAGGTGATCCTGCGGTTCCTCCAGACGTGGTTTCATAGGTAGTTGCATTTGGTACAAGGTTCCAAGATCCGCTATAGCTTAAGCCATTTGGATTAAATGAAACTGTTGGAGAACCTACTGTTAGTGTCGTATTTGATCCAGTTAAAGATGAGACATGTGTTAGCATTTGAAGCCCTGTAGTTGCTGAAGATGGAGTACTTCCTCTAAAATTAGTTGCTGTTACTCTACAACCTATTACTTTGTCAGCATCGGCTGCACCTGTAGTATAAGTATTATTTGTTTGACCAGCTACATCTGAACCATCTCTTGTCCATTGATACGAATAAGAAGTGGGAATATATGCATCATTTGAATTCCATGAACCTACCGATGCAATATATACACAACCAATTCTTCCTGCAGTTCCAGATAGTGTGGATATAGATGCTCCAGATACATTTTGAGGAGACTCTGGATAATTTATTAACCAGCTCGTTCCGTTAAAAATCCATGCTTGTTTTGCGGTTGACCAAGACAAACCATTATAAATCTTTAATGATTTTTGTGTTTGCCATGTTGTTCCATCATATGCTTTTATAGTCATATGCTATCCTAAAAGAATATATATAAATCGCCAGCTGCAGTGCCAGTTGGTGGCGTTCCAGATGTGTTATAGAATATTTTATTTGAGTTTGCAGTATTTGTTCCGTTTGAATATGCTGTAGTTGCAAGGTTTATATTTGCACCGAGTGCTACTGGGGCGTTGTTAATTGATATTGATGAGTTTACAAGCATAGCATTAGTAATTGATCCTGGTGATGGGGTTCCGACTGGTCCGTCCGCTCCAGTGTCGCCTTTAGGTCCCTGAATACCTTGTATACCTTGTGTGCCCTGTGCGCCTGTGTTACCAGTTAAGCCTTGTATTCCCTGAATACCTTGTTCTCCCGTGTCACCTTTTGGTCCTTGGATACCTTGTGGACCTAAATTAGAAACTGTAATAGAGCCAGCCATTGATGAGTGGTATTCGCAAGCATAATAAAGTTGAGGGGCATTAAATGGAACTTCAAATATAATTGTTCCATTATCCCGTGTTCCTGAAGATAATGTTACTCCAGTAGAATAAACATTTCCTGCGCTATATGCACCTGAAACTGTTTGAATCCAAAACGGATGTCCGACTGCATTAACATTAATTACATATCTATGCCCCCGAATAAAAGATAAAGTTGGATTAGCAGAACCATTAATTGTATATGAACCAGATCCCGAGTTTGTAACGGCTAAAGTTATTCCGCCTGAAGCTCCAGTTGCACCAGTGTCTCCAGTATCTCCTTTAGGACCTTGAATACCTTGTGGGCCTTCTGGGCCAACGATCTGGCCAGCGGATGTCCAAGATGTGCCGCCCCATATATATAGATCTCCATCGGACTGTACAATTCTTGCATCGTTTGAGCTGTTGCCAGTTGTTGGTAGGGCAGCTACATTTACTACTGATGCTTTAACATTAATAGATGTTCCTTGTGGCCCTACAGGCCCTACAGGCCCTTGTGGACCCACTTCTCCTTGAGGTCCCTGAGCACCTGTTGTAATTCTTTGAAGGGTCCATGCAATTCCGTCCCAAATCCATGTGCTTCCACCAGCGGTGAATAATTGATTCAACGATGGGCTATTTGGAAAATCGATTGCCATTATATCTCCCTTATTCCAGCTATTGCTTTTGCTTCGGCTTCTGTTAAGCCTAAAGAGGTTAGCTTGTCTATAGCAGACTGTAAGTTGTCAACAACCGATTGGTCGGCAACTGGAATCTGCGAAAGAATTTCATCTACCTGAATAGAGACCTCTTCATTTACTGATATTTCTGCCTCTGTATACTCACGTATTGTTGTCTCACCAGTCTCGTAATTAAATTCTATAATATCGCTCATTATTGTGCTCCCCACAAAACCCAAGTTCCACTTGAATAAGATGCTCCATCATTTGTAGCGGCAACTATTGAAGTAACCTTTGCGGATCCCGTATAAACTCCTGCAAATGTACCCATTCCAGAACTGTTCGCATCTGACCACTTTCCACCAGAAGATCCATAAAATGATATCCCAGATGTTGTATTTGCACCATCTATGTAAACATATCCTGAAGCATTTGGTGTTCCTAAAACATTTCCAACGCTTCCAGCATTTGTTCCTTTGAACGACCAATTTGTTAATGCTGGTATTGAAGAGCTATTATATGCAACAGAGTATATAAACTCATGGTTAGTTGAGGCATTATTTAATCTTATAATAGGGATAGTAAAAGCACTGCCTGAATAAACTCCGCTCCACACTAGTAAATATTTATTATAACCGCTTAGCCCAGTAAAGGAAACAGTGGTGCCAGAATTTGAAGTAACAGTACCTATTTTTGTATAACCTGAAGGAGATCCTGGTTTTGTAGAAGATGTCCAGTCTATTCCTAGTCCTGGAATTCTAAATCTGTCTATAGCGTCATTGCCAAGTGTTATCTCATTTGAAACTGTTGCTGATGATGGGTTTGACAAGTTGCCCAAAATAATATTATTATCTCCAGTAGTTAATGAATTTCCTGCTGCTCTTCCTATTGCTGTGTTAAAGGATCCATGAACAAGATCTAATGTACCAGGACCTATACCTATGTTGTAATTACCAGATTTGTCATATGGAATATCTTCTGGAAGTCCAGACATTGATGTATTACCGATTGCTATGTTATTGGAACCAGTTTCTATTGCAAACCCAGCAAGAACTCCCATTGCAATGTTATTGGATCCAGTGCTTATTCTAGATAGCGATGACATTAAAGCTAAGTTTTGAGTACCTGTTGTAACCAAAGTCATGCTTGTATTTGGCACTGAAGGTGTTAATGAAATATTATTGTTTCCTAATTTACTTACATACTGGCTTGTACCCGCTGGTCCTACATCTCCAGTGTCACCTTTTACACCTTGAATTCCCTGTGCGCCCTGTGGGCCAGTATTGCCAGTTAAACCAGTAGGCCCTTGTATTCCCTGTATGCCTTGCTCTCCAGTATCGCCTTTGTCACCCTTGAGGCCCTGAATGCCTTGAATACCTTGATTTCCTGTATCACCTTTAGGTCCTTGGATACCTTGTGGACCTTGTGGTCCAACAATCTGTCCTGCTGAAGTCCAAGATGTACCATCCCAAATATAAAGATCACCATCTGCTTCTACAATTCTTGCATCGTTTACAACGTTTCCTGTTGAAGGCAATGCTGCAACAGTTAAAGAAGATGCTTTAAGATTTATAGCAACTCCTTGCGGGCCTTGAATTCCCTGATCTCCTGTATCGCCTTTAGGTCCTTGGGGGCCAGACAATGAAGATCCAGTTTCTACCCAGTAAGAGTCGTAGTATGTATAACTTCTTCCGTTGTCTGAATTAAACCAGGCTTGTCCATTTACTGGATTTGCAGGAGGAGTTGCGGCTGTAATAGAAAAAGTTGCTTTGCTTCCTTCATTTCCTTGATCACCCTTAAGGCCTTGCAAACCTTGTAAACCTTGTATGCCTTGAATTCCTTGTAGGCCTTGCAATCCTGTGTTACCTTGTGGACCAACTGGCCCCTGCTCACCTTGATCGCCTTTGTCGCCCTTAAGTCCTTGTATTCCCTGCAAACCTTGTGGACCTGTTGTTCCTGTTGGTCCTGCTGGGCCTTGAAGAGCTCCTGCATCAAACCATGAACTTGTTACTGTATCCCAAACCATAAGTACGCCAGTTGAAAGAATTAACCAAGCATCGCCTGCGGCTCCAACTAAATTAGCTGAAGTAAATGCAGATGGTGTTGCATAGTTTCCAAGAATTGTTAATGCTGTTCCTGTATCACCTTTAACGCCTTGTAAGCCTTGTGGACCTTGCAAGCCTTGTATACCCTGTGGACCCTGTTCACCTGTGTCACCTTTAGGTCCTTGCAAACCTGTGTCACCCTTAACGCCAGGGTTTCCTTGCGGTCCTGGGACAGTACTTGCTGCTCCTGTGTTTCCCTGTAAACCTGTTAAGCCTGTATCACCTTTAGGGCCTTGAATACCTTGTGGGCCTTGTGCACCTTGTGGACCCGCTGGACCTTGTGGTCCTGTAGGTCCTGGATTGTTTGTTAAATAATTATCTATGTCTGTTGCTAAATAGCCAAGGTCTCTTGGGACATCGGGCGACATGTCTAATGTCGGATATCTGAATACTTTAGGTGTTGTATTTCCTGGCATTTTTAAATTATACCATTCTCAGGGTTATAAGCCTTTGTAAGGCTTACTATTTGAGCCTTTCATTGCTTAGCTTTTAAACTATTTCTACCCCAGAAACCATGATACTTACTCCACCAGTAACATTTGCGGAGGCCCAGATAGACTCTCCAGCATTAACAATTAGCGTAGTCTCTGTTGATCTTGATGTATTTTCTCCAAGAAGAACGTCACCAAAAATTCTATTTGCCAGTCCTGGGGTCTGTCCAACTGGGACTAAATAAAGGCTAAATGCAATTGGTCCATTGAATGTATTTGCTGTGAATATACTTTTAACAATTGCCTTATTGGTAAATGTTTTAAGGTTTGTATTTGTTGTGCTTAGAAGTACTGGCCCAATAAATCTGTTTGGATTATATGCCATTTGATCTCCTAGCTAATTGCCCATTTAGAAATAAGATCTCTTTCGATTGAGATGTATTCGCCTACTGTAAGAGCTCTGTTATAAATTAATAGTTCGCCTAACTTAAATGCTCCGAATGTTGCAGAGTATCTTCCTATTACTTGTCCTGTCATGCTTGTAAGTCCGCCTGAAGAAGCACCGACTGCAACGTCAGCCCCATTTCTTCTAACTCTGCGTGAGTTATCAGCATTGCTATAAACAAGTGTGTAAATTTCTGGTGTTCCGACTGTTCCTACTGTAACAATAGCATTCTGATCATCATTACCAAAGCCAAACTTAAATGTGTTTGCGGATACGTACCCAGCAATAAGATTATTTCTTGTTCCTGAGTTTGTTCCGCCAATTACATACGTGTTTGCATTTGCTGGCTTTGATGCAACATAAATAACTGTAAAAGAAGATGAAGCAATCCATGATAGGGTCTGATCTGAAAATGGAAGGAAATCATCTGCTCCGTCAAAGTTAACTGCAGGCAATCCTGCTATACCTGTTTCTTGAAATGTTGGTTGTGCTGCTGCTGTTGCTTGAACGCAATTACGTCCTAGACCTGACTTGTCATTCCATTGTGATACTTTTCCAAGTCCGTCTCTTGTAATTGTTGATGGGAGTGCGGCATCTAGCCATAGCTGTAATCCAGTTGTTGTGAATCTATTTCTTCTAAAAATAATGTTATTACTAAGCAATTGGATCTTCCTCCATTATTTTCACTAATTCTACTGCTGGTCTTTTAGGCCATGTAATCTCAGATACATCTTTGTTGTTTTTAAAAGAAGAAATCTTCTTTCTATATTCTTTCCATTCATCAAGAGATTTCTTGTCCATATCTGGGTCTGTCTCGACCCATGCTGTAGACATTAGCTCAAAACTAATATGTGCATTTACGTTATCTGATTTTTCTTCATCTGACATCTTCTGTACTTCTACTGAGTATACCTTGCCATCTTTAATAAATGGTTCACAAGGTACAATCTTTTCTTGGAAATCATCAAACTCTGGTGTTACTACTTCTAGTAACCCGTTTTCTTTTGCAAACTCTTTTTCGTTTACCGATTGAGGTATAGAAAGATTTGGAAATAACTGAGATAGTGCGCCAACCTTGACCACTTTTTTGTCTTCAACTATGGCGTACATATTGTCTCCTTTAAACGTTCAAATCAGCGAATGCGTATGCACCGAATATTGTTGTGCCACCGTCTCTTGTCATAAAGTTAAGAACGGTTGTGTTTGTAGATAGAAGTGGTGCTACGTTAGAAGCTCCTCCACCATCCCATTTAATTGATGCTGGCCATGTGATTGTATAGCTACCACCAGTTTTAATTTCTAGTTGCCAGAATTGTGCTTTTGGCTCTGTTCCTGTTGCTGGAATATTGCTAAATGCTACTGTGCAGTTTCCGCCTGCAACCATCTTAAATACGTTAGCAAGTGCTAAGTTGCATGTTGCAACTCCTGAAGCGGCAATTGTTCCAAGATCTAGCTGTGCTGAAGGCACATTTAGATATGGACGAGCTTGTCCGTTAAGAGGTGCTTGAAGGTATGTGTATGTCCAAAGACCTGGTGTTACCTGTTGAGGTACGCTTGTTATTGGCATTATTAGTCCTCCTCTGGAGCACGTAGCGGTGGCAAGTTTTCTGGTCTTGGCCCCTTGTGCTCAGACTCATCTTCATCCCATGCTTCTTGTGCTGCTACTACTCTTGCAGTAGCCTCTGCATATTCAATTTCAGTGATCTCACGATCTGTCTTTCCTGGATACTTGTCTACAACTTCTCCGTTGACTAGGCTAAATCTATGAATTAGCTTTGTTTCAACAACTTCATGATCCCCATCTACGTCAATTGCGACAACATTTTGTGGTCCACAGAACTTTATTTTCATTTCTTTCTCCTTTTCCTTACGGGTTTGACCAATGTGGCATACTTACTATATGCGGATATTGGGTAGTGCTTCCATGTGTATCAAATTGATAGTGACTTACTACGTTGTGTGGCTGAAGGTCTCCGCCAAACGATAGAGTTGTTCCATTAGTTCTTCTTAAATTTTTTCCTGCAGAGCCTGGGTCTACTACATACAGATGTGGTCCAGGTGTGTCTCCATTTTGTTCGGAGTATATGGTTATAAATTTATCTTCTTTGAATGGAACAAGCCCGTGTCCTGAGCCTGAGTTTGTTACTCTAAAGTAGAACAGTTTAGTTGGATCGATTGTATTAATAATGTGACAATTAATTCCAGACTCATAGTAGTAGTAAGGTGAGTATGTTGCAACCCACTCATTATCCCAAGTAATCTGGTGTCTTTGTCCAAAGTGCTCAGATTGATCAATACCGTATGATGTTGTATTTCCTAGATCAATGTTGGTATCTGTAAATGTTCCGATTCCTGAGTTACCTGCAGTGCCTTGCGATGTTGGTAAGAAGTATCCATATTTTTGAGCATTTCCATCGTGGCTGTATCTTGAGAATCCAACTACTCCACTATCTCCCAGAATTATCTTCATGTGGTAGGCTGGCTCATTTCTTGTTGAGCCAGGTGACGTCCATGTAAAGTCATAGAATGCGTAATTCTTATTAGTACTTAGTTGGTTTCCTGTTGAAGGACCTGCTGTTTTAGCTTCTGATAAAAACTTATGAAGCGTTCCTGGCTTGTGAGAAAAATCATTTAAGCTAAGGCTAGTGTTTCTCCATACGTGTAAACGAATGTTATTTCCTGTGGTAGTTGATTCTACAACAGCAAGCATCTTAGTTCTATCGTTGTATGATGACATTCCACGGTTTGTGCGTCCCGCCCAAGTTGCGTAAGCAGCGTTATTTAAAGAGACTCTATCGTAATAGCCTGTTACCATACCTCTAGATCTTACTTGAAATTCTGCATCATTTGACCAGTGGCTTACTCTTTGTCTAACTCCTCTTACTCCGATTACTGTTCCGCATCGTGTAGTAAACTGTCCATGTTGACCAAAATGATTCATCCAGTTTCCAGCAAATCCTCCGTGAAGATTTGGTCTGTAATAATTATGTCCGTCTGCAGATCCTGCAACTGTAGAGTTTGCAGAGTATGTTGTGTTTTGTCCAGATGACTGATTTCCCTGTGTATAAGTTTGTCCACGGTGATCTTCATACCAGTTAGGCATTGAATTAAGATCTGGATCCTGATAGCCTCCAAACCATCCTGGCATAGAATTTGAACCAATTGATTGGAAATCTGAGTTAATAATATTAAATCCAGCTTTATTGTTATTATCGTTTGTCCATATAGCAAATGTTGGATAAGGAGAAACTTCGTTATTGTTTCTTGATATTAATGGTGATGCAATCTTACCTGAAAGAGTAGATATGCTTGCAGCAATTGTTGATGTAGTTGCTGTAAGCGCAGTGTTGTTTGCAGCTACTATAGGTGTAATAATAGATCTGATTGAATCTTCAAGTCCTGGGTGAATTATCTGTGATGTTGTTGTTGCTGTTGTATTTTCGCTCATTTTTTCTCCTTAGACCGTTGTCCAGTGTGGCATTACTGAAATGTGTGGGTACTGTGTTGTATTAGACATTGAATCAAACATATAGTGCATGTTTACGTTGAATGGTTGAAGATCTCCAGCGTTTGCAACAGTGGTTCCATCATTTCTGTATCCATTTTCAAAAGCAGCTTGTGGGTTTGCATAGTATAAATGAGGCCCAGGTGTGTCTCCGTTTTGTACTGAGTAACACATGATGAAAGAACTTTCTCCAAATGGTACTGGGGACAAACCATTAGTTTGGTCTGTATTTCTCCAGTAGTAGAACTTTGTTGGATCTTGTGTGTAAATAGCGTGACAATTAATTCCAGAGTGGTAGTAGTAATAAGGGGCATAGGAAATGATCCAGTTATTATCCCATGAAATATTTGTTCTAATTCCAGCACCGTCTCTTTGATCAATGCCATATGAAGTAGTGTTTGCTAGGTTTGATCCGCTATCTGTAAATGCTCCAGTTCCAGAGTTACCAGGGGTTCCTGGGTTTGTTGGAATATACCATCCATATTGATGAGCGTTTCCTTGCTGAGAATTTCTTGAAAAACCAATTGTTCCATTGTCTCCCATGATAAGTCTCATTACATAAGAAGGCTCATTTTGTGTTGAACCAGATGATGTCCATGTGAAATCATAGAATGAATATCTAGCTGTTGTTCCTGAAGGCCCCGCCGTCTTTGCTTCTGATAAGAAGTTATGAAGGTCTCCAGCCTCATAGTTATTAGCATTTAAATTATGTAGAGGGTTTGTGTTTCTCCAAATGTGTAAGCGAATTTGATTTGCTGTATTTGATTCAGCTACTGCTAATGTTTTTGTTCTGTCGTTGTATGATGACATTCCACGATTTGATCGTCCAGCCCAATTTGCGTATGTTGCTGAGTTTAGGTTAACTTGATCAAGATATCCGTAAACTTGACCTCTCAGTCTTATCTGAAAAGTTGAATCTGTTGAGTAGTGGCTGGCTCTTGGTCGAACTCCTCTTGCACCAATAATTGTTCCGCTTCTTGATGTAAATTGTCCCCAGTCGCCTTGTCTATTAAACTGTGTGCCTCCGTAGTTGCCGAAAACCTGGAAGCTGTATAGCATGTTGCCTTCATGGCCATTCATGTTTGTTCCGCCGCCTGAATGTGTGCTCCAGTTGTTAGAAGTTGGGTTACCGTTAGTATAAGTTTGTCCTCTATAATCTTCGTACCAGTTGCTGAGGTCGGAAAGATCTACATCTGTCCATCCACCTTGACGGTTATTTAATCTACTTGTTGCAACAACTTGCATTTCAGAGTTAATTACAGAGTATCCCGCTTTTCTAGAGTTATCCTGGTTTGTCCAGATAGCAAAAAGTGGGTAGGGAGAAGGCTCTGTATTATCTCTTGAAGTAGAAGCACTTGGAAATTTTCCAAGTATGCTTGCAAATTGATTTGGGATTCCGCTCTGTAACGTTGTAATGGCAGTTGCTGTTGTATTAGCAAGTGGAGTAACCACGTTTTGAATGTTTGTTTCAAAACCTGGTATATAGACTTGGTTTGTTGTTGTATTTACTGCCATTTTAGTTCTCCCTTAAATAGTTAAATTATACTTGATTGATTTTTACGCCAGAGATAAATACTGAGATAGAGTCCGCAGCGTCTGCGCTTATCTGAATAGTCTCTGCTGTGTTAAGAACTTGCTTAACGTCAAGAACAATAATTGCACGTGGTGGAACATCTAAGGCCTTTACAAAGAACTTTCCTGCCATCTTTAGTGTTACTGTTCTTGTTGCATTTGTTAGATTGTCAAATGTTAAAGATGTAACAACGTCAATCTGTGCTGCTGGTGTTGTATAAACTGATGTTTCTGATGCAGGAATTGTGTCTGCATAAAATCTGCTTGGTAAGCTTACTGTTGCCATATTAAATTACTCCCATGTTTGTATAAATTGTGTAGTTATCTATCGAAGATTGGATGGCTGCAACATTTGCTACTCCAGCCGAGTTAACCGCAACGATCTGTGTAGACCCTGCTGTGTTAACACTTGCAACGGCTCCCGAAGAAGCTGTTTGAATTTCTGTTACCTTCGATGATGTAGCAGAAACAATATCGTTAACTCCTAGAAGATTGCCCATTGATTCTAACGCTTTTGCTAAAAAGACTAGGTCTTGAGAGTTTAGCGTTGAGCTTGATAGGGCCGTGACCTTTGTCTTAAATAGGTCGACCTGGCTTGATAAACTTGAATAATCTGGCATTTTTTATATCTCCTTGTTAGTAAAGTATACCATAATGTCTTTTAGGACGCCTATACACTTTTCCATTTTTTTATTGCTGTGCTTCTCTTTCGGCTGCTATCGCTGCGTTTTGAGCAGCGTTATCGGCCAACCTTTGTTCATGTGCCGCCAACTCTATTTCGACAATTTCCTCGTCGGTTTTTCCAGGGTACTTGTCTTTTAGTTCTTCTCCATCTAAATAAAATCTATGTATAAGATTTGTATCTAGCGCTGTTTCGTATTCGCCGTCTTCGGAAAATCTTGGAAAAGATCCGTCAAATGTAATTTTTTTACTCATGTTGTTACCCATCTATCCATAACGTGTAGCGCTCCGTATTGAGTGCTATTATAAAACGAATCAAACATGTAGCCATTGCTTCCCGTTAGCTCTGGGTTAATAGTTGCATTTAATGAAATTGCTGAACCATTTTGATCTTTTAAGTTTGTAAACATTTGCTTTATTGGTAGCCAGGCCATTCTAAATCCTTGTCCGCTGTCCATATTCCACTCATTTGCTCTCCACATAAATGAACCTTCTCCAATTGGAACTATTGAGCATCCATTAGTAGATGAGTTATTTTCAGAAACAAATGTACGTGTTGGGTTATAAGTATCAATGTAATAAGCATGCATTCCAGAACCATAGTAGTAATATGGAGCGTAGCATGCTACAACCGAATTGTCCCAAGTTATATTATGGTTCATTCCGTATCTGTCACCCTGATCAATTCCATATGAGGTTGTATTTCCCATACGACGATAAGAAGCGGTATTTAATTGAGCCGTAGCAGAAGCTCCTGGTGTAGCTGAAACTAAATCTAGTGTCGCATACTCTGTTGCATTGCCCTGTTGGCACATTCTAGACATTCCAATTATACCGTTGTCTCCAACAATTACTCTTTTCCTGTATGTAGGCTCTGCCTGTGTTGATCCGCCTGACGCCCATGTAAAATCATAGAATCGATATGAAGCTTTGACCCCATTGGTTCCGCCTGACTTTGCTTCTGCAAAGAAGTTGTGAGCATATCCTGCACCCATTAATGGGCTTTGAAGGCTTCTGCCATCATTTAGGTTTTTCCATACGTGTATTCTATTAGTGTTATTGGTTGTTGATTCAATCAAAACAAATGTTCTAGTTCTGTCGTTATATCCAACCTGTCCATAACCACTACCAATGCTTCCCCATGTTGAATAGGTTGCACTTGATATATTAGAAATTCTATCAATATAGCCGCCGTTTGACTCTGCAACTCCACGAATATGGAAACGAATATCAGCATTATCTTGCCAGATACTATATCTTGGTCTTACGCCCTCTTTGCAAATAACTACGCCAGTTCTAGCTTTATAAGGACCAAAGTAGGAAGGGTTTCTTGCAAAAGTATTTCCAACCGCATTATATGTTGGGAATCTAAAGTGTGCACTACCCCATTGTCCATTTGACCAGCATCCCATATTACCATATGCTTCTGAGTTTGATGTATAGTTTGATTGTGTCCAATAGGCTTGTCCTGAAGATCCACCTTGACCATTATTTTGATCACCTGTCATAATTTCTGCTCTACCATTACCGTAGATTGTCCATCTAGCAGAAATGTTTACGTCTCCAGTGTCTGAGTGTGTTGATCCTGCTTTTTGTGATGAAATCATATTCAAGCCGCTATCATAAACCTGGTATCCGCCATTATTTTCATTTGAATCTCCCCAATACCATTGCCATGTAGCAAATGTAGGTAGTGGTCCAGGAATTAGCTCTGTCATAGGGATAGTAAGGTTTGTTGCTGCGCTTGTTGCGGTTGTGCTACCTCCGCCAAGTATCGTTTTTAAATTTGACATTATGCTATTCTCCATCCTGTTGCGTTATCGTAATATACTAAATCAAATGATGCTGAGGCAACATCAACAATTAAGTCTTCTGACAAAGACTGTATTGGCTTTGCGTTTCTTGCTATTGTAAAATTAGTTGTTCCTGCAGTACCTGCAGCATCTAAAAATCTAATTGTATCTCCAGCAACTGGTGCAGCTGGCAAGGTTATAATCATTCCTTCTGCGGGAACCACAAGAAGTCTGTCTCTTACTAAAGCTTGGTAGTTAGCAGTTACTGTTGTCCAGGATTTCATTACGTTTGGGGTAATGGATGAATCTAGGGCTGTTACTAATGATGAAAGCGCAGATATGTTTCCACCTGCGGTATTTACGTAATTCTCTACAGCATAAATTCTTGTTTCATATTCGGCTGCTGTTTCTTCAAGATCTGTTAATCTTGTTCCATTTACAGATGTATTAATTGATACTATTGCTGCATCTTTTGCTGCAGTTATAGCAGCAATTCTTTCATTTGTGACTGCTAAGATATCATTAACGCCCATTGATTTTGCCAAAGTGTCTAAAGCTGATGCTATAAGAACTAAGTCATTTGCATCTAGGGTTGTTGAAGCCAGGGCAGTTACTTTTGTTTTAAATAAGTCTACTTGACTCGATAACGTTGTATAGTCTGGCATTTTTTCTCCTAAGCCTGTGCTTCAGTCCATGAAATTCTAGCAAGAATGTTTGCAGCACCTGAACCGAGGTTTGTTGCTGTAATTGTTAGGATGTCTGGTCCGTTAGGGAAAGATGGATTTGTCTGAGACCCATTTCCATTTAGAATTGAGTTTGAAAGATCTCTAACTTTCTTAGCATCAAAAGTAGAAACTGAGAAGTTAGTACCACCTGCGTTTTCTGTATAGAAAGCGAAGATACGATCTCCACCAGTAACGGTATTTGTAGGAGATGTAACTGGAGCTCCAGTACCTCTAACACCTGTTCCGTCATGGTAAATTACCTGTGCAAGAGAACCTGAACCAACTCTAAGCGCTTCCCATTCCGAAGGAATAGAAATACCGTTCATTGTTGCTGGGTTCAAAATTCCTTCAATCAAGAACTGTCCTTGTGAAAGAACTCCAACAGAGTCTAGCTTCATCTGCATTCTATTAGCAAGTTCACGTTGCCCGAAGTTTCTTCCTAGACCATTGTCTGCTGAAGGTGCCACTCTAATTGAAACAAGAGGACGTGGGGTTGGTGTACTTCCAAAAGTCTGAACTGCAGTTCCGTTAGGGTTAACTGCTGCAATTGATTCGTCTGCCCCCGCTAAAGTATAAGAAAATGATGTTGGGGTAACTGTATCAATTAAGAATGTGCCGTTATATCTACTTGCGGCTGTAATTCTTGGGGTTCCTGAAACAAATTGGAATCCAATATTATTTGAAACCTTGCTAAATGAAATTCTTGTTGAATCTGGAACAAGGGAAACAGTGTATGTTCCATTGAATACTGTATCTACTCCAGTTATGGTTACTGATTGTCCAACCGAGTAGAAATGAGGAGTAGAAGTTGTTAGCGTTGCAATATTATTTGTTAGCTGCTTATATATAACAGTTGAAATATCTTGAACACCGCTTATAGTAACATTTGTTCCCGCTGCAAGTGTGTGGGGACCAGATGTTGTCATTGTTGCAATATTATTGTGTGACTGACGGTTTGTTATTGTTGCTGAAATTGTTCCAGATCCACCGACCTGAAGATATTTCTGCATACCAGCAGTAAAGATAAATGATTTATCATCATTAAATTTTCCGTCCATAATAACTGATGATCCCCAGTGTGACATAACTGGTGCACAGTTTTGAGAAATTGTTTGTACTGAAACTTGCGCTACTCCAGATCCGCCTGGAATTGTTGAGTCTGGAACAAAGTTTACTTGAGACGCTGTTCCAAAAAGATTCATTGAAACTCCTCCATAAACTAATGGCTGTGCAACTCTTCTTACAATATTAACGGCTGTTGCTTGAATTGTTGGGTTATATGCACCAATTGATGTATACTCACAAATTTCAAAGTTAGCTCCGTCTGCAATTCTTAAATATCCATTTGAAGGCCAGAAACTTACGTCATTAACATAAATTACTGTGTCTTGAGGGAATAATGTAGATCCGCTAATTCCTGATCCACCTGCAATTAATTTTGCAGAGTTTAAAGGCTCATTAATTGTTTCATATCTTGCTGGCAAGTTACCTGAACGCATATATGAAGCAGTATTATTATTATTCATTACCATCTTATGGCACCAAACAACCGCTCCGTCATTTGCTCTCATGCCAAATCTAATTGATCCTGCGCCATACCATGAGTAGTCAATGAATGTCATCTGCATCTTTGCTATGTCAAGATTATAACCTGTTGGTCCAGTTCCATCCATAGTATCAATATTCCATTCATTCTGTGGAACCTTTTGAATCTGTGTCTTAAGGTAAGGAGATGCTGTAACGCTTGGTCCACGATATGCTGGGGCAATGTTAAGTACAGTATCAGAGCTAATCTGGATAACTCTATAGGATTGTCCTCTAATTACAATTAGGTCTCCTACAAGAAGCTGCTTTCTAAATCTAGTGTCTATACCTGTTACTACATTTGAAAACTGTGTTACTGAAACTTTACCGAACAGTTCTTTATTTGAGAATCTTCTTACTGCATATAATGTTCGTCCATCATACTCGAAATAGAATCCATTTTGATCATCATATAGTCCTGCTCTTGTTGCTGAGCCTTTCCATTGATACGCTGTTACGAAAGAGTTAACTCCACCTGGCAATTGATCAATTGCTGTAATTGCAGATGTAAATGTTTTTTGTAATAAAATTGTATTTGAATCTGGTACTGAGCTGATAGTAAATAAACCATTAAATGGATTGTATGCTCCTACCGTTTCAATTCCTTCAACTTTAACTGTTGCTCCCGCTTGTAAATTGTGATCTTGCAAAACACGAATTGTAATTGTATTTGATCCGATTGCTGTGCTTGATGATGCAATATATGATATATCAAATGAAGGCGTAAACTTTGTTCCTGTTGAAAAAGTAATTGACTTACCTGACTGATATCTAAAGTATCTACGTGTTTGTCTAAGTGTTTGTGTTCCGCACACGTTGTTTCCTGTTGTAAGAATCACTCCACCGTCAAAAGGTCTATGCTCTACATAGCCTTCAGGCTTACAATACAAACCAATTCCTGTGGTAACAATTGTTCCTACTGGAATTAATCCTTGTGTCATAAAAGAGAAAGAATTTGGGGTTGTAACTCTGTCAATCAAAAAGCTTCCGTTAATAGCACTTCCTGATGGAGCTGAAACCAAAATAGGTGTTCCTGGATATAATCCGTGTGGATTTGTAGTTACTACGTTTATTCTAGAAAGGGCTGCACCGTCTGATGTAGCTGACCATGAATTTAGGTTACCTGTGTTTCCTCCAGGAATGTGAGCATTATCAAAAATTCCTCCACCATAAAGATTTGTCAAAACTCCATCTTGTACGCTTGTGCCATTTGCCACAAAACCTTTAGCAATATATGAAAAAATAGTTGAGCTTAGCACTGTAACCAGGAATGTTCCATCAGTTAATGGACTTAAAGACTCGTTAACGCTTACTACGTCTCCATTAGTTAATCCGTGTGGGGTTGCTGTGTTTACAACAATTGTAGATCTAGGAGAACCTCCTGATGAAATAATGCTAACTACATCTAGGGAGTTTCCTCCTGTATTTCTTGAGAAGAATGTTGGGTAATTGTTTTGAAGAGAAAGTGATTCCCACTTGGAGCCCTGAACACCGTATTCAAAGTCTGTATCAATTAAAGATTCTGGATCTGATATCTTGAACTTTCCAACTGCATCCAGCTGATCTGGGGCTGGCATAAATGACTCAAATGGCTCATCAACCATAATCTGAAGTTTATCTGTTGACTGCATTGCTGATGTGTTGTATTCAAGAACTAATACTGTTGATGGGTCATTTTGGCTACTGGTTAAAGAGTGGCTTACTAGACCTACCGCTGGGTCTGAAAAATTATAAATGATTTTATTCTGGGTGACGTTGGTGATCAAAAGAAGATTTTGTCTTAAGACTACTCTTGGAATTGTAATTGTGGATGTTGCAGGTGAAAATATAATTCCCTGGTCGTTAATTGCTCTTCTTGCCATATTAGTTAGTCTCCCTTAGAAAATAAAACTTGTTGCCATAATTGTACCATTTATCTGTGCCAAAGATGATGTTAGTGCATATTTTGGATAATAAATACCTAGATTAAGTAATGAATCTAATTCATAGGCTGAAACTCTTCTTTCAATGTCCGCCACAACTACATCTCCAATTGGACCAATAGGTCCTTGTGGTCCCGCTGGTCCTGCATTTCCCTGAATACCTTGAGGTCCTCGTACGTTACCTTGTAATACCCAAGTAGTTGTTGATGCGCTATAAACGTAATACTCTCCAGTATTTAAATTTATAAAGTTATCGCCTTCAATTAAATTTGTTAATCCCGCATTTTGTGGAATAGATTGGGCTGTGTATGTCTTTGTTCCTCTTGTACCTGGAACACCCGCTGGGCCTGTAACTGATGCGCCTTGTGGAATTGAAAAGTTAAAAACAGCATTTGTTGCTGTGCCTGAATTTGTTACTGTTGCGTTTGCACCTGCTGCAACTGTTGTTACTGTTCCTACAGATACGGCTGCGGCAGTTCCTGCTGGTCCTTGAGGGCCAGTGGCTCCCGTTGGGCCAGGTCGTGATCCTGCAACGACTACCCACTCAGTTCCGTTATAGCGTTTTAATGACATATTTGATTACCTCTCCACTATTATACAACATATCTTTTATTAAACCCCAGCCCAAATTAACGTTTCCGAATCGAAGGTTGGGAATATCTTTATCCATTGTCCCGCAGCTGCCACATATAAAGAAGCCTCTGATGACACGTATGCTATCATTCCGCCATGCAAAGATGCTGCTGGCAAACTAGCAAAGTTTGTTATTTGTGCAGCATTGTTTTTAAACAAATCAGAATAAGTTATTTCACCCTCTTCTGTTGTTAAGTCTAACCAAAACTCTGTTTGCTGTGGATTTGGAGGAGTTGTTGAAGACAAAATAGATTGACCACTTGTGTCATCTAAATCAACCCAGAAATCTCCTTCAACCGTAGTATATGCAGGAGGCTCTTCATCTGCGTATATTAAAGGAAGATCTGGTTCATCTGTGTCAATCCACAGAGTATCCATTCCATAAGTTCCTTCAGCTGGAGGATTAGGTCCAGCAAAAACAAATTCAGTAGATCCTGCGTCATCGTCAACATCTATCCAAAGATCTCCTGCTGTTGTTGCTCCAGATGGTGGTGCAATTAATCCGACAAAGAATGTGCTTGGAGGAAGAGAGGTATCTGTTGGGATTAATGTTAATCCTTCACCTCCACCGCCGCCTCCTTGAATATCTTGCCATAGCAATCCGTCATACACCTTTAGTTTATTTAAGGCTTTATTGTAATAAATTTGTCCATGTACTGGTGTCAATGGGGCGGCATCAAGACCAATAATAATTCCGTTAGTAAAAGTATTCTTTGATGTCCATGTATTAGTAGTAGATAAAGATAAGTCTGTAGATACATATTCCCATGTGGAGCTTAATGCATTCCAAACCTTTAAGGACCTTGTATTGCCGCTTCTATACTCATCGGTATCAAACCAGAACTGGCCATCTATAGGGCTTAAAGGTGCAGTAGGAGACATTTTAGCAGTAGATGGAGGAATGTACGCTTCCAGGATCATCTTGTTTGCTTCGTCATCATAAGTTACAGAAATATTAGGATTAGTTCCATGTGCAAATAGTGGTCCTATTGCGTCTTGAACTTGTTCTTGTGTTAATTGAGCTACTGCTACAAAGTTAATCTTTCCCGTTACATCATCATAAGTTGCAGTTAAATTTGTGTGTGTTCCAGATGTTATTAGTCCTGCCGCTACATCTTGAATTTTCTCGTCTATATCTAATTGAGTTAATGGAACCTTTCCATTTTCATCAAGTGTTGCAATTCCGTCTGCTACCCCTACTTCTGATAAAGGGACATATGTTGTAGCAGTATTACTTCCAAGTGCTGTGATGGCGGCATCTGTATATGTCTTTGCATTTTGTGTAGCGCCAGCTTTTGCTGTTTGAACAAAGGCGGTTGTGGCAATTGTTGTCGAATTGTCATCTGAAGATTGAGTTGGAGCTGTTGGCAGTCCAGTAAATACTGGAGAAGCTAGAGGGGCTTTAAGAGAAAGAGCGTTGGTTATGGTTGTTACAAAATTTGCATCATCCCCAATTGCGGCAGCAATTTCATTTAGAGTATCTAGAACTGCTGGGGCTGAGTCAATAAGATTGGATATTGCTGTATTTACATATGTCCGATCTGCAATAACGGTAGTATCTACTGCCAGGGTTATTGTATTAGCGACATCGTCATAAGTCTTTGTTATTCCATTACCCGCCGTTAAAGATGTAGCAATTGCGTCCATGACCTCTTCGTCGTCATAATTTGCGCTTAAGCTTAGCTTTGCGGTTGTATCATCATATGAGACGGTTATATTATAGTGGGTTCCATCTGTAATTAATTTTGCGGCTACGTCTTGAATTCTCTCATCGATATCAAGCTGGGATTGAGGAACAAACCCATTTACCAATGTGGCAATAACTGATGTATCTACTGCTAAGGTAATTGTGTTAGCAACGTCATTATAAGTTTTTGTGATTCCTGTGCCTGCTGTTAAAGATGTTGCAATTGCATCCATGACTTCTTCGTCATCATATGTAGCGGTTAAGCTTAGTGAGTTTGCAACATCATCATAAGCAACGGTTATATTGCCGTGGGTTCCTGCGGCCAATGCGGCAGCGATTGTGTCTTGCGCCATTTCATTGGTATATATTTTAGATATTAAGTCCCGAACCTTATAGTCTATGGTTGAGGTATCTGTAGAATTATCAACACCAAGTTTGGCCTCTAAGGCCTCAATTGCATCGTTGGCATTTGAATGCTGGGCAGAATGGGATACAAACTCAACAGAATCAGTAGCTGCTGGATTTAACAGTTGATCTAGTGTTGTAGGGAATGTAGTTGCCATATCTTATATTATACCCCTTGCTTAGTTATAGTTCTTGCGGTTCCAATACTTCTTTTTGTAATACCCATCGGAACCCTTTGAGTGGCTTTTAATGTCAACTGTATAACGAGCTTCAAGTATTTTACTAATCTTCATGACCCAAGAATCTCTTTTGTATGGGAGTAGTTGAGCTATTGGAGTTCCTTTTGGAATAACACCTTCAAAATCTTCTTTTAAAAAAAACGGGATATTGCCAGATGGAACCCAACCATCGCTGTCAATAACTCCCGACAGCGTTGTAAATGGCAAATCAAGTCTATTAAAGGGATGTGTTACAAGTACAGAATATCCTCTCGGAACTTTCCATCCCCACTTTCCGCTCCAAACAAAATGATTTTGCATATGCCCTGGTGGTCTTGGTATAGTAGATCCACTTGAACCTTTTCTTTCATTTACTAGTCTGCTAAAAATTTGATTATCTTTAAGAGCATGGTTATGCGAAGTTCTTTTTTTATTAGGCTCAAATGATCCATCTTGTTTTATTTTGCCATCTTCAATAACAACAAAGCCATCTTCTCTTGATATCTTTAAATCATCGATAGTCGTTAAGGCGTAGCCAGTCAGCATTACATCCAGAAATGGTACACATGTTTTTAATCCTGCAGACTTTTTATCATCATAGGTTTCTCCATCTTTATACCATTGAGGTATGTGATTTTTCATAGGAGAAGGCTCAAGCATGTCTACCATGTCTGGATAGGCCACAAACTTAATTTTTTTCATTTATGCCCCTAAGCTGGTGGTGTAAATGTTGTTCCGTCGTATGCCCAGTCTTGGCCTATTGCAACTTGTGAAATAAGCTCGCCTTCTACACGATCTGGAAATGTTATATCTGTAATGTCAACAATTGTTGGATTGCTCAAGATAATAGCCCACATTCTTTCGTCTGTAGCCAGGGTCTGAACAACTTTGCCATCAATAACATATGCTAACTTTTTAATATTCTCTGCTGGCACTGCAACAGGAACATCTTGTGTGGCTAACCACTCTTCATATACTGTCATATTTTTTCCTCCTCTATTTTTGTTTGTCCCCATTTTCCAATAGGGCATTCTGCATTTGGTAGCTTTGTTTTTGCCGTCATAAGGCAACCACATTTTTTGCATTGGCTAGTAGTTTTTATAAAAAAGGTACAACCTTTACAAATCTCAAGTCTTTGATCTGCCGTTAAAGTATCTACACGGCCTATTTTTTTATTATACAGATCCCAGGGCCTAGCTGGTCTTTCAAACGGATCAGCCATTTTTGTTCCATTCTTCTAGTGGTATTGGATCTATTTCTTTGATTTCAAAAAAATCTTTTTCGTCTTCGTTGTATATCCAATTTTTTGAATTTAAGTCTAATTTATTTTTTTGCTCATGATTAATTTCAATAAAAATTGGTCCCATTTTAAGCAAATTACCAAACTTTGGGTTTGTTGTCATAATGTCTTCCACTATCATGGATGTTGGGTCTAATATGGCAAGGTGCATTCCGAGCTTGGACTGATCTGGAATAAACTCATGATCTTTTGGAACCTTGTATCCTATTTTTAAATTGTTCCTTAAATACTTATTGGCATGTGTTTTTATATATACACGAATATCTCTTAAATAGTCTTTAAGGCTTTGAGTAAAACTAAGTTTAGTATTCATTTAATTTACCCTAAATTCATCTATTGTGTATCCTTGGCTTGCGTTTGAAGCTCTTGAAATTATACCATGATCTTTTGACTTTTGTCCAGTATTTGTTGTAGTTAGGTCTGATCCAACTTGGGAAGAATAATTTACATCTGAATAAGCTTGAGCTGTAACACTATTGCCATCTGTGGTCACCTTAATGCCAGCAATTGCTGTAGTTGAATTGCTTGTTGAGGATATAACTGTTTCTGAACCGCCTTCTTTTTTAATTAAATCTATTTTATGATGGTCTGCACAGTTGCAATTATAAGTGTAGGATGAAGCACATCCGCAAGATGCATTTGGTCCATAGGAATATCCGTCGCAGTATTGGCACTGATTATATGCTCCACAAACTGTGCATGAAGTATATCCTGTACAATATTGACATGAATTATTTGCAGCACAAACTGTACAGCTTGTGTAAGATGTACAGCATGACTGTTGTGAATATCCTGTACAAACTGTACAACTTCCATATGCAACACATTGTTGGCAGCTACCGTACACTGCACAATATGATCCCGAGCATTCGCTGTATGAAGAGCATGTTGTGCATGTTCCATAACTAAAGCATAATGTTACTGCACAAAATGTTGGCTGGCCACAAACAACTCCGCCTTTGTATGAATTATAAACATATGCGGCACAGCAAAAATTACCATAGTATGTATAGTACTCTGTACAACAACTACTTGTCGTATAGCCAGTGCAGCATGTATAGTAAAATGGAACACTTGCTATGCAGCACTCATAATTTGAATAAGCAACACAGCATGTTTGTGTTCCATATGAGGAGCATACGGTACATGTTCCATATCCATTGCAGCAACTTGTTGTAGTATATGAAGCACATCCGCAACTTCCGTCTGGTCCATAATTGTATTGGTTGCAGCATGTAGTCTGAGTATATGAAGCACAACCACAAGATGCATTAGACCCATAGGCGTATGAGCTACAATAAGAACAGCTATTGTACTGTCCGCATGCTGAACAAGTTTGACAAATATTTGTTGTATTTTTTACTACCGCCCAATAGTTCCCAGAGTCTGTTACCCAAAAAGCTGGGCCTACACCCGATGCTGGATTTTTTGCTTTAATACTTGCATTTGTAGATGAAAATGTTGTTGAAATTAATGAACCTAATGCAACAGATGTTCCTTTTCCTGCAGCAATTGTCCAACCAGCAACTACATGCTTCCATTTTGCGGAAGTCAATCCTGCATTTACTAGCGTCAGTCTACCAAAATCTTCTACAAGAGAAAGCAATGCTTTTAGCCTTGAGACGGATGCGCTATGTCTTCTTCTGGGTCCTCTTGGCATTATGCAGTTGTATCTCCTGTAACCAACCAGGAGTTTGCTGCTCTTTTTTCTAACATAATCGTGCTCCACTGAACTCTTGATTTAAATTGAGAATCTGTTCCCTGCATTGTTACCGCTGCATCTTTTGTTATAGTGACTTGCCCAGTTCCGATTTGTCTGACTTCAACCATTGATCCAATTGGCCATCCTGCATCTTGGGTATCATTTGGAATTGTAATTGTGCAAGCAACGCTGCATTCAAGAAGGGTGTTTTTATCTGTTGCAGAACTAATTGTCCGTGTTGCAGATGATACTGGAATATAAGTAATCAAGGCTTTTGTATTATCAGAGGTATTGTCTACATTTGAAAGACCAACCATGTCTTTTGTGATTCCGCCTACCGTTCCAGTAAAGGTTGGTGAAGCAATTGGGGCTTTATTACCTAGAGCGGTAGTAATAGTTGCTGCGTATGAAGCATCATCATTTATTGCTGCCGCAAGTTCATTTAAAGTGTTTAATGTTTCTGGGGCAGAATCTAAAAGATTTGATACTGCTGTAGTAACATAAGACTGTGTAGCAAAATCTCCATCTGTTAATGCTGCATTAAATTCAGCCAGGGTTCCACTAAGAGTATTTCCTCCTACTGATATAATAAGTCTCGTTCCGCCACTAGTTGTTACTATTCCTGATACATATCCTATTCCAGAATTTACTACAGAAATAACTCCTTCTGCGCTAATGCTTATTCTACCGCCCCGATCAAGACCTGCCTGATAAATTGCTATATCGCTTTGCCCAAAAAATCCAGATATGTTATCGTATTGAGCAATTGATGTAATCCCAGTTCCAAGACCAATTGTTTTGTTTGTTAGAGTTTGAGCTAAAGTATTTCTTGTAATTTCTGCTGGTATTTCAGAATCTGGGATTTTACCCGTTTCATCAAGTGAGGCAACTCCGTCTGCATTTCCAACAATACTAAGAGGTACATAGCTTGCTGCTGACGTGCTACCTAAACCAGAAACGGCGGTATCGACATAAGTCTTATTAGCAATAGTGCTATCAACTGCAAGGGTAATTGTATTTGCAGTATCGTTATAACTTTTTGTTATTCCTGTTCCAGCTGTGATTGCAGATTCAACTGCATCTTGAGCAAGCTCTGAAAGTTCGCTTGGCAAAATATTAATATATGGAAGAGATGTCCACAAGCTTGTGCCATTGCCAACTTTTAATTTATTTAATGTTAAATCTAGTCCTAGTTCACCAGATTCTAAAATTTTAGTAGATGAATTCCATTGGGTAGTTGTGCCTCTTCTTATTCTTATTCTAGATGCCATTTTCTATCATCACAACCTTTCCCTCAAGACAACAATTGTCTCCTCCGCTAAGAGTTTCAATTGCCATGTTGTAAGAATGCTCAAGAAAATCTTCTCTTCCAGTAGCCCAATTAATATTAAGTAGTTTTACTGTTTTATTTTCAGAAATGTTTTTAATAGTAAGATTTAGTAAAGGAGATGTTTCACTATCCTCTACTTCCCATTCCCAATTCCCTGTAGTTTCTATTGTCATAATGTTGCTATATCCTTAACAGTTATTGTTCCAGCCATTCCGCTATGGAAAGAGCATAAATATCCATAATTTCCACTTATGCTATATGGCACCTGCCAGTATAGAGTTCCGCTAGTTTTTCCTTGGGCCATAGATCCAGTAGATATAGTTCCTGTTGTTGAAACGTGAATTAGTCCAGTGTCATAGTTAGCTCCAGAGAATCTAATTAAAAATGGGTGTCCCGCTACGTTTAAATTAAATGCAATAGTAGTTCCTGAAATTGCATAGATAGTTGGGTTTCCTCCGCCATACTGATTTGTAAATAAATACGCTGAAGCACCACTGTTTGTTACATTTAACATAGTTATTGCAGGATAAGCAATTTTATCAATAGTAAGTCCAGCTGTAGTTGCGTCGCTTGTTCCGCTAAAACTTGCAGATCCCGCTGGTCCTTGAGGCCCAGTGTCACCTGTATCGCCTTTTAATCCTTGTGGACCTGTTGGTCCCGTTGGTCCAGGAACTGAGCTTGCTGCGCCTGTTGCGCCTGTATCACCCTTAAGTCCTTGTATTCCTTGCGGTCCTTGTGGACCTGTTGGTCCCGTTGGTCCTGTTAAACCTGTATCGCCTTTGAGTCCTTGTGGACCCTGTGGCCCAGTTGGTCCTGTTGGCCCTGTTAATCCTGTTGGACCTGTTGGTCCAGCAACTGTGCTTGCGTCACCTGTGTCACCTTTAGGTCCTTGTGGACCTTGCGGTCCTGTTGGACCTGTTGGTCCAGCAACTGTGCTTGCGTCACCTGTGTCACCTTTAGGTCCTTGTGGACCTTGCGGTCCTTGTGGACCTGTTGGTCCAGCAACTGTGCTTGCGTTGCCAGTGTCACCTTTAGGACCTTGAATCCCTTGTGGACCTTGTGGACCTTGAGGTCCTACAATTTGTCCTGCGCTATACCAAGACAATCCATTCCAAACATATAAGTCACCGTCTTCATCAACAATGTATGCATCGTTTACAGAGTTTCCTGTAGTTGGCAAACTTGCAACCAAAGCAACGCTTCCTTGCAAATCAACGGCAACACCTTGTGGACCTTGCGGTCCTTGCGGTCCTATTGGTCCTTGCGGTCCAGGGACGGTGCTTGCTGCGCCTGTGTCACCTTTTACAATAAAAGGAAGGTCTACCCAAAGGCTTGTACCATTACCAATTTTTAATTTATTTAATGTTAAATCTACACCAAGCTCTCCTACTTTTAAAATTTTAGTAGATTGAGCCCATTGAGTTGTAGTTCCACGCCTTATTTGTACAATAGCCATTATGCTTCACCTGCATCAAGATTTCCTGGCAGATTACCGTACTCTGAGAATGGAGTTCCTCCATCTAATGTGCCAGTTGAGCCAACAGTGTTTGCAGAAACAGAAAATATTTGTCCGTCATATGTGTGAACGTGATCTAAAAGTCCAGTTATGGCTCCTGCGCCGACTGAATGCCATTCGGTACCATCATGAAATTTTAATTCTTGGTCTTGCGTATTGTAGTAGAGATCTCCCATGCGAGCTTCAGAAGGGTGGGCGGGTAATGCTACTGCGTGTAAGGGAACTAATCTTTTAACTGACATTTAAAACTCCCTTAACCAGTAATTACGACTCTATATGCTCCACTTGCAGGTGCTTCGGCAAACTTTAATGTAATTGTATTTGCTGATGTACGCTCTACGTCAGTTTCAACAAGAGCCTTAGATCCTGATGTTTCAAAAACATTAACAGTTACATCATCTGTGCCCAGGTTGTGTGTTACGATTATTGAAGTTAGGCCTGATCCATTTGCAAGGTCTGCTGAATACTTTCTTGCAATTGCATGATAGTTTGTTCCATCATTTGTTAATGTCCACTTGTCTGAAGCTTCATTCCATAGAACTTCTACGTCTGCTTCTGTTCCACGCTCTACACGAATTCCAGCATCTGCTACTGGGGCTCCTGTGGCGTTAGAATTAAGGTTTACCTTATTATCAACAATATTAATTTCTGTAGTATTTACAGAGTTAATTGTTCCTGTAACGTTTAAGTTTCCGCCTACGTTTAAGTTGTTGGTAATTGTTACATCATCTGGAAGGCCGATTGTTACTGTTGTGCCTTCACCTGATGTAGGAGAAACTGTTACTTCATTAGCGGTTCCTTGAATATTTTGTACATAATCACCAGTTGTGTCTGTGCCAAGTGCTACAGAATTTGGCTGAATTGTTGCTGTGATTTCAACATTGCCAAGGTTTGTCATTGTTGCAGAACCAGTTACATCTCCTGAAAGAGTAATTGTAGGATCTGCTACGTTAAAGTCTAGTTTTCCATTTACATCATCGTACGTTACTGAAATTCCTGACTCTGTATTAGAATCAATCATTCCTCCAACAATGTCTTGTACACGCTCAGCGTTTAATGTTATATTTCCTGCTGTAGCTGTAAAATCTGTTGAATCAAAACTTGCAACACCCTTATTGGATGAGGTTGCATCTTCTGCTGATACTGTAATTGTATTATTTGTTACAGCTACGTCAATACCTTCTCCACCTACAACTGTTAGAGTGTCAGTTAATAGGTTAACTGTGTCTGTTCCAGTATCTCCAGCTATAGAAAGGTTTGTTGCTACATCTACTTCTCCAGCCGCTGTTAGGCGTCCTTGTGCATCTACTGTAAATGTTGGGATCTTTGTTTGTGATCCATAAGAACCTGCTGTTACTGTTGTATTATTTAAACTTAATGTTGTTGTTCCTGCGGCATCGTTGTATGTAGAAGTTAATGCTGTTCCGCCAAGTACTGAAGAACCAATAATGTCTTGAACAACTTCTGTTGAACCAGACATCGGCATCCATGGGCCGTCTGGAGCAGTTTTTCCATTGTAGTAATACATGGTGTTGTTTGCTGTGTCATAGTAAATCTGACCAGTGACTGGACTTGATGGGGCAGAACCTAAGTTCTGGATTCTAGCATTTAAGAGCTCATTCTTGTTGAGGTCTACGCTAACTAAAAATTTTCTTGCCATTTTGTTTCTCCCTTACGACAGATGCGCTGTCCCTGAAAACGGTTGGGCCATTGTCAGTGTTAAAGTGTTAAGACTATTATAATCTATTCCTGTTTCCAATACGTCGCCTGCGCTAGATTTGACGGTCACATTTGGGCTAAATCCTAAATTGTGATTTACTGTTACAGAATATGTGCCATTTACTGGACCTTGTACTTGAGACATCTCCCAAGAGTAGACAAATGCTATATCTTCTTTGGTAACAAGGTCAATTACATTAGCTCCGCTCCAGGTTGAATTGGAAAGCTTTGGTCCGTAAAATTCATTTGTTACTGTATTGAAGTAAAAGTCTCCTTCTACTCCTAGGCTGTTATCTGGAGCTGTAGATCCATTAAGGATGCCTTTTCCTCTTGGGCCCTGGGGTCCTGTTGTTGAAATAACAACTTTATTTACCTGTTCGGTAACCTTTACAATATTATCAACCATTATACTGTTACCGATCTACTTAGAGTTAAAAAACCCTCTAGAAGTTTTATTTTTGTATTGTTGGTGTCTGTCACCATTATGTCATAAGAAGACTTTGGGTGAAATAATTTGCTAGTTTGAGCTGGAGTCATTGTGCAAGTAACTTTGCCTGCTGGACCATCTATAACTATTCCTTCAAAAGGAGATGTTAATGTAAATGATAACTTGGATCCGCCTTTTGTATCTCTAACCTGCATTTTTGCTGTGGCTCCAGAAAGGTTTACTGGCAAGTCATTGTTGTCTGTATACTCAACAACAAATGAAAAAGTAGTATTTTGATCAACTTCAAAGTTTTTTTGCGCTGCCACGGTTACCCCTAATTAGAAAAGCCCTTATGGATATTTTACCATAAGGGCGCTTCTAATCTAATAATAATTACTTGCTTGTGAAGCCAAACTCTTTGTTGCTTGGGCTCAAAGCCTTTAGAATAACTGGAGCAATTGCTGCTACTCCTGCTGCAATCAAATCTTTTGGATTTGTGTTGCCAGTCATATATAGAGCTGTGGCTGCTGCCAAAAATGCTCTTCCGTAAGTTCCAATTGCTGCTAAAATTTGTTCTTGCATTGTTACTTTCCCATCTTTATTTAAATCAGCTTTATCAAATTTTTTGATAGCCATATTATCATCTCCATTTTGAGCGGGGTGCTCAGAATTTTGGGGTATTCCCCCAATACTATAATTCTACCACATTAAGAAGAAATGTCTACTAGCTCACAATTTCCGTCTGAACTACATGCAAGCGTAGCATTAGTAGATGTGCCATCTTCTGTCTCGTAGAAAGACAAGTCTTCCCAGCGAATATCCTTTGGCATCTTTAAAACAAGAGCATCGTATTCTTCCTTTGATACTTCTTGGTACGGAGCCTGCTTGTATGAGTGATCTGAATGCGGTAGGAATGAAATTCCAGATACCTCATCGAAATGCTTATACACCCAAGCACCGACTTCCATCCATTCATCTTCTTTTACAGAAACTGTAATTGAAGGCTTGTGCTCACACCATGCACGTTGGTAAACTAACCAAATGTTTAAGTGCTCAATAGCAGTAAGATCGTTTCTAACAATTGCACCTTCTGGTGCTTTAATTGGGAATGAAAATACGTATGTATCGTTTGGCTTCATAACATCATCTTCTACTGGAATTCCGACTTCCTTTAAAAATGTAGAGATTGGATCTCCTTTTGCTCCACGAACTGTACGAATATAATATGGAGAATGCCAAGCATGCATTCCTGAAGATACCCCAACCAATTGAGATACTGTTCCTGATGGCTTTACGCATGTAATAGCGGCAGACTCAGGAATCCCAATCTTTTCAGCTTCATCTTTATTCTTTGCTCTTGCTGATTCTCTAAGAGTCATCAAGAAAGATTCTAGTGAAACAAGATCTTCTTTGCCTGACATAAACTTGTGTCCAAATTGTCCAGTTAAAGAAACACCTAGCAGGCGTTCTTCTTCTGTATTGTCTTTCCAGATCTTGCGAAGATATTTAAAGTCTGTAAGCGTTGACTGCCACGTTCCAAGAATAGTTGCAAGCTCAACCTTACGTTCAATATCTTTCTTTGTATCATTTTCACGTAGTACGACTTCTGAAAGGTTACAAAACTGGTAAGGACGTAAGATAATCTCTGAGCACGGGTTAGTTCCATAGTGTATATCTGGATCTCTTCTTCCATACTTGGCTGCTTGGGCTTGAGCTGCGGCCACATTGTATATACCTCGTTCTCCTGACTTTGAATCATATAGAGATTTCCATTCTGCAATAAATTGCTCCATGTCTGGCTTGCGTGAGTACGCAACAGAGTTATTAGACAAAGCACGTTGTGTATTGGCTTCCCACCAGTTACCTGATTTAGCCTGTGCCATCTCAATATCGTTAATGTTAGAAAGTGAAATCATTGCTGATCGACGAACTCCGCCTACAACAACTACTTCACCGATCTTGCACATAATATCGTGACATTCAATTGGCTTAAGGTTTCTTCCTGTGGCACTCTTGAACTTTGCAATTGTAAAATCAAATAGATTAATAAGTGGTTGTGGACCCGATGATCTTCCGCCCATTGTCTTAAGTCTTGCTCCTGCTGGTCTTACCTTAGAAACATCAATTGCTGGAATCTGTCCAGACCAAAGTAGCGCTAGCAACTCACGGTACGCCTTAGCCCAACCTTGCTTTGAGTCCTCCACTGTAATTACTGTAGTTGACTTTTCCAATGACTCTGGGACGGCAGGAAGTTTATTAATATACTTATACTCAACAGAGAATCCTACACCTGTACCGCACATAAGGATATACATTGTTTCATCAAATGAACGTGGTGAATCAACTGGTAGGAAAGCACAGTTATATCCTGCTACATTGTCTCTTTCCAATGCTACTCCTGAAGTCATAACAGAACGCATTGATGGCATTACATTTCGTTCAAAGACAAACTCTTTTAATTCCGCAACAAGCTTCTCATTTGGAATATAATTATAATTCTTTTCTAAGTGGCCAAGCATGAAGTTAAAATATCTATCTACTGTTTCACCCCAAGTCTCACGACGATTATCTTCTGATATCCATCTTGCATATCTTGATAACGCAATGAAATTTTCGTATGGGTTTGCAATAGTCTTAGACATTTTATAGTACCTTTTTTCTCCGCCTGGCGGTTAATGTAAATTTAGTGTGAAGATCCTATTCTACCAAACAACTATTCATATGGGAAGCAAAAATATATTTTTTATGCTCAAATCTAATATATTATTACTAAACCTTACATTTATACTTGACATTTATTCTAGTTGACTGGCTTGACAGGATTATGCAATTAATGTTATGCTTAGAGTTCGTTATCTCTAGAGGAGGAAATGCCAATGGAGAAAATAAAACAACAGGTGAGTGATCTGGCTCACAACATGGTTACAATAGTAATGATAACATTATTTATGTTTCCTGTACAGCCAGTGAATGCACTAGAAGTAAAACCTTTAGTGAAAACTGAAGCCCAACTAAAGCAAGAAGTCTTAGATAAGTTCAGTAAAGAAATTTACAAGCCATCTGAGATGCTTACAGACGAAGAGCTAGTATTACTACTTAAGACTGTAGGATTCGAAGGAGTAGGCCTTAAGAAAGCTTGGTCCATAGCAAAGCGTGAATCTAACGGAAGACCGCTTGCATATAACGGGGATAGGAATACTGGAGACGATTCTTATGGAATGTTCCAGATAAACATGATTGGAAATCTCGGTCCAGAAAGACTGGAGAAATTCAACCTAAAGAGTAACAAAGAGTTATTCGACCCAGTAACAAACGCAGAGATAACGTACTATATGACCAATGGCGGTCAAGATTGGTCCAGCTGGAAGGGTATGACCCCAAAAGCGCAGGAATGGCTATTGCGATTCCCGACAACTAAAGAGAAGTAGGATAAATGAAGATACAGTATGTATCGAAGTATCTCTCTTTATCAAAAGAGGGCCTTGTTCCAGAGCTTTTATGCCCCATGGATCAGGGCTCTCTTTATCCTAATCAGGATATTGAAGAGAAAATATTTTTATATTGCCTAACTTGCTCATACAAGAATACAATTGGAATTGTCGACTATAAGAATCTTGTAAACTTAGTAGATAGAGTAATTAATGAATAATGAACGGCAGGAAAGTGCGCCGAAAATAGAACAGACATTCTCAACATATGAATTTGAGTCAACTGCATTATTAGAAACTGACGCTATGGGGCGTGAGAAGTTTTGGGAAGACCTTGGGAGACAAGATGACTGAAGAAAAAGAACAACCTCAAAATATAGAAGATAACCTACCTATGGTGAATTATATAATGCTTCACCGAATTTATGACATGATGACTATCCTGGCAAATAAAGCTGATCCTGATAAAACAGCAAAGATGATTGAGTATCATGAACAAGGATATCTACTTGGACCTACTCCTTCATTTACAGCACCTGAAGAATAAGTCGACTAGAATGCTTGACATAGAAAATAATCCATATTACAATTAAGATGTGTAGGTGATGGCAGCAATGTCTCCCTATATAATGTGTAGTAATACACTAGAAAGTCCCATTCGGATCCGCCTCTGAATGGGATTTTTTCTTTTATATGAAAGATATATATAATATGGGCAATATGGACATATAGTGCAAAAAGTGCGAAAAAAGTGCGCCGTCGAAAGAAGAGCCATATTCCCATCTGTGATCATTTTTAGAATATGCTTTATAAGCCCTCTATGAGGGTTCTCAAGCCCTAACGGGTCATATTTGGTATCTCCGATACTAAGACCCCAGAAAAGGGCGGGAGAACTAAGATTTGAAACTTTTTATATATACAACAATAGAGGATAATATAACCAGAGACATTACTGGAAGAATTAAATGATATACACCAAGATAGATTGTATTTAATATTGTATTCATTTAGCTATAATCACCAATGAGTAATATGCACCAAGGATGATTAATAATGACCAAAGGAATGATTTAGAACTGTTCATTGTCTATATCTTCATTTAGGTCAAAATCAAAGATATCTTCTTGCTTTCCCGCCCAATTTAAAAATTTAGACATAGCAAGACCTGAGAAGACTGCTGTCGCAGTTAACGCAATTAAAGCATAGATTTTCTTCATCGTCTTTTACAAGTACATTTCTTTTGTTTCATTTTACGCCACATCCATACGTGATGAATAGCCATTAAACCCATAAGTATCCACATGACTTGCATTTCAGTTATTCCTGAACCTGTGGCTAATACTATATTCTCGTGATCGTGCATAATATTATTATACCATAATCCTAGTCAACTGTAATATTTAATGCATGATCTGAACAGTAATAGATCATCTTACCTTCTAGAGTTAACTTAGATGTATAAGGGATCTTTTCGCAATATGTACAATAGTTCATTTTGTCTTCTTCCCGTTTTTTCTTATATATGTTCTAGCTCTGTGGCAATTTGAACATACTATCTCACACTTGGCTATTTCTTCATCCAAGCGTTTCTTGGATAACGTATTGATTAGTTCCGCCACATTTGAATGCTTAGTTCCACGGACATGATCAAAGTCCATCATATAATAGGGATACCAAACCTTACAATCCATACAAGGATTCTTTTCTTTAATATCTTTTAAATAACGTGCCAGAGTTTCTTTTTGTTTCTTGATCGATATCTTCTCTGGAGACATACCCCTATTATATTACAGATTACTTATTAAACAATCTCAGTTGTGCTTACGAGAGTTTGCTCCATTGAGATTTGCTGAGCTTGTCCTTGTTCTAACTTCGTTAAAGCTTCATCTTCTGAAGATGCCATAACTACTACTGTTAGTGCTAAGTCGTATTTGTATACGTTTAATGTCATTGTTTATCCTAGTCGACTAGTTTATACATTCTACTAAATGTTAGTAAAATATTTTTTTAGAGCTATAGATTCTATATTAGCTTTTATCTTTTTAATGATAACTTCCAGAATTTAAGCATACAACCCCTATACCCCTTTTTGTATTTAACAAAAAAAGAACCCCGAAATAGTCGGAGTATAAATCCGCCATTCATCGGTTGAACCTATAGTAGGCCTAGCTATTATCTGAAAGATATTGTAGAATACAACTTCCGTCATCATCGCACTTGGAGTTTAACCCCTTGATATTATCTCCGAAAACTGTCCAAGGTTTACAGTATAGCATTGCGTATTTTCGTAAGTCAATGGATCCAGGAAATATTTTTTCCCGCCCCCCTTTTTGAAATTTGAGAAAATGTTAATATTATTTTAATTTGTATGATACACACCTTTAGCAATGTCCGTTTTGTCCGATAGTGCGCCCATAGGCTTATCGGGCTGAGCGTGAGTGTGATGCGACTCACAAAAGTTTTTTACCGACACGCCCGAGAAACGGGCATAAATGTCAGTCCCCTAGTGTAGAGTTATTACTATAAGAACAAACGAAAGGAGCAAATAAATGCTCACTCAAAATACACTAGACAAAATTGTCTATGAATACCAACACGGGGGCGTGAAGTCTAACCACCCCGAATTGACTACCTATGAGCGAAAGGCGTTGCTAAAACACTTATTCTCTCTCCCTACCTATTGCTCAAATTGCCACGGCAAGGGCGAGGTCTATGTCGGAAATGACGAGGACTTTACCATTGAGCCTTGTGTGGTATAAATCACACACGACACTAGCCCCAAATGGGTCTAGATGTCAGTAGGTCGTGATAGTCTTACGACATACAAATAAATAAAGAATTAGAGCGTGAGCCTAGCAAATAATCCGAAAGGTGAGCCTAGCAAATAATCGCTCTCAACAAAATAACCAACTAACGAAAAGGATAGAAAATAAAATGACAATAACATACTCACTATGGGACGGGGCACAATTCCTCGGTTTCTTCACCGCTACTAGCGCAGATGAAATGAATAAGACACTAACAGAACTACAAAAGGTTTCTAAAAATGTTGTAGCACATATGAGAAAGGTAGAACAAAACTAATGACATACGCATACTCTTACAATACTAACTCAATAAATAAATATGAGTCAATACAATCCGATATATCGGACGCATACGCTTACCTTGATGAGGTAGATGAGGAACAACCTCCCGTTGATGACTTTGATGATGTTGATGATGAAGAATTAGCAAAAGTATTCGCACTAAGTTGGGATAACTAATAATGACAATAAGCGGAATACTACTAGAACTAAACGACTACGGATTAGAGTTAGATAGTTTCTTAGGGGCTATCTATCTACCTTGGCACACTATTATTCTTACCGCTCTAGCGGTAGTAGCGTATAAGGCTTATAAGAAATGGAGTAATCGTAAATGACTACTAATCGCATACTAACTACGCTAGTCCAATTAGGTATCGGTATCCCCGCCCTAATTATGCTACGCCTAGTAATTCGTGATCTAATTCACAATAAATTACGCTAACGCTACGGCGTGTCGGCTTGACAATGTCAAGCTGGCCCGCAAAGGCACGGGGTCGGGCGTGTCGTTACGGATACGTTATAGAGCCCCTGGAATTTTGTGAGATTTATCACATAAAAAGATTTCTTGAAATACGGCGTGTCGTGTTGATAATGTCGGGGTGCTCGTGTATAATACCATTATAACCAACAACGAAAGGTCGATAAAATGACACTTGATGAATACAAGGCTTATGTAGAAGCCACACGCAAGGAAAGCCTATTGAAGGCTATCGCAACAATGTCAGAGGCTAATGATAAGATGTCCTCTCTATTCAATACTAAGGAGGCAGACTAAATGGGTTATGTAGAAATCTTTCGCATAGATAACGAGGGTGCGGGTTGGGTAGATTTATCCGAAGCAACACCCGATGAATTATTCAACATCGAATTAGGATTATTAGAGGAAGGTGCGTTCGAATGAAAAAATACACATTTGGCGTTTGGCTAGACATAGACGCAGAAGATGAAGAAATGGCGTTATCTTTATTTGATAGCGTTGTGAAAAATGCTTTTGTTTCAGACTCTTATTGTTTTGAATGGAAAGAGGTCGCAGATGAAATCGCAGTTTGAAAAAGATTTAGAAATCAAGGAAAGTTTTATTGATTTACTAAATGACCTTTACCCAACTGTAAAAATCGGCTACTCAACTTTCACACCCGCCGAAATTCTAGAGTGTTGCGATCCTGTTGCGTTTGCGATTGGATTAGTAGAGCACGAAGATTATTTAGCAGAATTAGAAGAAGAATAACGGCGTGTCGGCTTGACAATGTCAAGCTGGCCCGCAAAGGCACGGGGTCGGGCGTGTCGTTACGAGATTGTTATAAAATCCCGTGAAATTTGCGGCGTGTCGATTTGACAGACAAATCGGACATTTTGATGTGATTAGTATCACACGGCTTGAGCGTCTCAGTATTTGGAATTACTGGCTAGTAATGTGAAAATGTCAGTGGGTTCGTGTATAATTCCATACATAACAACAAACGAAAGAAGGTCTGCCAATGGCTACCAAACTATACACAATAGAAAACCTACTTATAGGAAAAAACTATAACTCACGAAATCGCCACTTTGAGGGTGAAATCGTATCTGCTCGACCACGCCCCGAAATTTGGTATGGCGATAAAACTGAAGCCTATCTAATCGGAATAAATTATCGTGGCTCAATAAAAACTCAATACGCAACTATTGCGGTGAAGGTCGGTGAATAAATGAAAAGTTTTTCATCTGATGTAATTGACCAAAACGAATTTTATCTAATTCACGATTTGCTATTTTTCTGTTGTGATGAACAGCAATTCCGCTACTCTTGTAAAGCACACGGAGAAATTATGGGTTGCTACTATTGCGAATTTGATTACTCAACAAAATGCGAGTGTGATGAATAATGATAAACTCAGTAATGACTTTCCCTTGTGATGAATGTGATAGTTCAGGTCTTATCTTTTGGGGTAATGACCTTGACTATGATGTTGAGCCTTGCGATTGCGCCCTAACTCCAAACTATAACCACTACAACCCAAACGAATAGGAAAACTAATGTATAAAATAACTGTTGCCAATGATAGCGAGCCTATCCACTTTGTAAGAGAATACTCAGATGAATTAGAGGCTCACACCGAATTTGCTAAGTATGTGGATTGGGGATTTGCTGATGAATACTCAACTGTAAATCTTTACACACCTAGCGGAAAATGCTACACGAAATTATTTTATCGTGAAGGTAGAAGGGTCGTAGTAAAATGATGACACGAAAAGATTATGTCGCTACCGCAGAAATTCTAAAGTATGCTAGCAATAAAATTCACCCCGCTGTTTTTTCTAAAATCGTAAATGATTTTGCTGAAATGTTTGCGGTTGATAATGAAAGATTTGATGTAAAACGATTTCACGAAGCGAGTGGATACAATGTTCCAAACTTCACTTCGAGATAAAGTTAAACGAATTCAGGAATTGCGTCGCAGTAATGCGGCGCAACCTGTTCGTAATAAAAAAAAATACACACGCAAAATAAAACATAAAAATAAATTTGATCAATAGCCCGCAGCTTGGCCCCCAAAGGCACGGGGTCGGGCGTGTCGTTACGGGTGTGATCAAAATCACCCTGGAAAGCTGGGCCAGGATTGGAATATGTCGGTCCATTCTGCTATACTTGCCATTCAACCAACGATTGAGGTCCAATGAAATTAAAACGTTCTAATGATAGAAAGGTGGCTAACCTTGTCACAAAAAATGGAAAGCAAGCCGCAATTGCGAACACGTTCGGGCTCCCTGCAGGAAAGAATTATTCATGCCCTGGTGCCACTAGTATTTGTGAGAGTGTTTGCTACGCAGGAAAACTCGAAAAGTTATTCCCTGGAGTAAAAACTAATCTGCTACACAATTGGGAATTGCTACGCAATGCCGATATGGATACAATGCTTATTCTATTAGATGAGATGATTGTTGAATTTATTGCAGATTGTGAAAAGAAAGACGCTCCTAAGTTATTCCGTATACACTGGGACGGTGACTTCTTCAATGATACTTATACATATGCATGGAAAGTAATTATTGAAAATCATCCCGACATTCAATTTTGGGTTTACACACGTGTTAAGTCTGCAGCGCTTATTCTTAAGGATGTCTCTAATCTATCTCTCTATTATTCTACCGACGATGATAATAAAGAAATCGGTCACGAACTAAAAGTAAATGAGGGAATTCGTCTTGCCTACCTAGGGAAGACATTCGCCGTGACTGAAAGCACAATGAAAGAATTGACTGGCAAGCCTGGCGCTAAGTGTCCTGAGAATATGAAATCAATTCCACTTATCTCTTCTGCAGGGTCCGCCTGCGTATCGTGTGGATTGTGTGTTTATGGTAAAGCGGATATAAGATTTTCTGCGAGTAAAAAATAATGACCGACATGATCGGATCTGCAATTGCAATTATATTAATTGCATTCTTGTGCTCACCACTTGTGCTAGCCGTATACATGTGGCGTGGGGCCAAGATTGATAATGATAATGACGGCAAAGATGATGTGCCCTATCGTTGGGAGAAACAATAACGGTGTGTCGAGTTGACAATTGTCAGCTCGGCCCCTATATGTAGGGGGTTATCCACAGGGTTACGAGAGTTATCCACAACCCCTGAAATTGTGAGGTTAATCACAAAAGCTGCGACACGCCGAGGATGGATTAGGTAATGTCAGTGCCATACGCTATAATTGCTACTATCCAACAACGAAAGGCTACAAATGTCTAATCTAATCAAAGTTCCACACTCCGTAGTATTCGAGGCCATTATTGACCTTGATAAAATACCTACTAACTTACTACCTGCATTACTAAAACTAACTGAAACAGATTTACTTACTATGTGTAAGGAAGCAACAGTAAATGCTATTAGCGAAAGTAAATTCTTACAAATTGCAAATGAAAACAATAGTTGGGCTGAAGTAACTATCAAGGGAGATAACTAATAATGGGATACAACACTGCGCTTGACCTTGCTAATGAATTAGATTTAGAATTAGCAATAGGCTATCACTTACAGGGTAATCATTACCCGCCCGTTCCACTATCTATGGTCGAGCCTTGCATCGAGGCTATTGACGCCTATTGGGAAAATGACTACAACCGACAGATCGAAATGCCTGAAGGCGTATTCTATCGAGGCGAAA